TCTCCAGTTCTTCAATAAACTTCTCGCGGGGCATCACCTTGCAATTCCCAATAATGTTCGCCATGACTTCACAAGCTGCCTCGGATTCGCCGCGCCAATGAATCCCCGCATCGCTTATGAACACTACAATGTGGCTAGTGTTTACAGCCTTCACCTGCTCAATGAGCGGCTTTAGTTCGCTTGCGGTCCCATCTTCTACGCTAAGGGGTTTCACTGTTGGGCCTCCAGTTTTGCTATTGCTTCATCGAAGGCCGCTAGATCCTTTTTCGCTTGTTCCAGATTCCAGCCAGTCGAACGTACGGCGGATTCAGCCCTCTCCACCGCGTAGGCGAGCCTGTGCCGCGCTTGCTCTGGCACAGGTACGGCCCCGATCCTCACCCTCCGGTATGCTGACCCGCCGCCCATGGGCACGTAATACTTGTCCGCATCGGCAAAATCGTCATAGTGGTGTGGATAAGGAACCCCGCCAAAGGTGATGACGTTGCCGATGATGTTGGCTGAGTCCAACTCTTTGATGTCCACATAGCTGTTATCGGTAGGTGACGAACCCCAGTAGGTATCCGCAGCGAATACCTTTCCGCTATCTAGGACGTGGACAATCGCGATACCGTGGTGGCACCAGTCATGCGATGGCTTGTACCGAACCACGTCGCCATGGGTGAAACCTGCCGCCTTCGATGTGGCCATAGTGCTCATACTTGCTCCTAGAGGTGGAAATTGGGTTACTTGGTTTCAAGTGTTGCCCGCGAGACGATCTCTATATGGTCGGAATCTATGAACACCTTCTCTCCGACCAGTGCTGTATCGCCATCCTTCTTCAATGGAAACCCGACGTATTGAACATAGAATCGACTGGAAGAATATGTCTTTTTGAGTGAGGATTTAGTCACCCGCACCGTCACACTTCTTCCGTACGGAGAAACTGTAACGACGTCTCCAACATGGCACGGCCCCTCTTCAACGGCGCGAAGCTGAAACTCGCTCCATGCCAAGTCGCGGGCATTGTCTGCTGCCACAAAAGCTAACCTCAATACTTCAATCAGTTCGCTCATAATCTCCCTTTCAGTTATCAAAAATGGTCTACTCTGCTTCAGGTGGTGCCTCGCTAATGCAACTCGCGGAGGACAATTTCGCGGATCATGTCTTCTAGTGTCGGCGGCGGGTTCGGGGGAACGTCTGTCGCTTTTGCGCTCTCGCAGGGCAAGCCGAAACCTTTCAAGCAGTTGTGACACCAGTCTTGACGGAACGACTTGAACCAACTATCCGATCCGGAGAAGTCGCCTACTCCAGCGGACACGCACTTTATTGCCTTGCGATCAGAGAAGTCGCCCTTGCATCGGTCGCACGTATAAGTTGTCTTAGTGCTCATTTCAATTACCCTTTCTGGTGGTTAGGTGGTTTCAGGTGGGGCTGGTACCTTGCGTGGGACACTCTTGGGGTTATGCTCGAGCACTAAGTGGCAGTGCGGGCACTTCGTCAAAAGGTTGCTGGCGAGATCCCCATTGTTCCGCTTGGCCCGAACGTGAGCCAGATGGCCGGAGTTCCATTCACCGCGCTCGAAGACGACTGCCGACAAACAAATAACACCGTCTCCGAGGTCATGCTGGCATCTGTGCCCATCGCGCTCGAACACTTCACGACGTACAGCCTCCATATCTTTGCCGACCACGCGCACGATGCCGAGCTTCCCTGGCTTACCAGAGCGCTTTCTGCGCGTCTTCGACACCTTGCGGATGGGCTTGGGGACGCGGAAGATGTTCACCGGGACTCCTTTATCCACTCGCATATGACCGCAATCAACTGCAGGCCGCGCGCGTCTTTAGGAGTGATATTCGGCAAGGCGCGAAGAATGAAACTTACCGCGAGCCATCGGAGTTCGGCTACCAAACGCTGCGCACTATTCATTTGCCCACCTGCTCCCGTATCCACTGAATGTCATCGTCGGTGATGCCGAGTTCGTCCTCTTCTGCAACTGATTTCCGCAACTGCTCGAGTACAGGGCAAACTCCCTTGAGCCGTTCGATTATGTCGTGCACCTCGGATAGAAACTGCTTCACGCCCTCCTCGACTTCGCCGATGCGTTTGTCGTCCCACGCGAGGCGTTTGATAAAGAGGTGGTAGCGTGGGTCCATCGGGCGTGGATCGAATGAGGCGAAGTCCCACCACCGGCGCCCTGTCAGTGCCATGTAGCTGAACATCTGGTCCCGGTGCTCTTCGGGAACCTCGTCAGCAAGCATCCACTTCAGATGGGTGGTGGTCTCAGGACACTTCAATTCCAAGCCCCCATCTTCGTCGACCAGGCCATCAGGTGAGCCGCCGAAGAAAGGTATCGTGTCGTGGAGGACGAACCCTATCTGTCCGACCTGCGAGTTTGTTCGTACCTCATAGGCACCGCGGGCGAAAGGCTCTTGCTCATTGCCCCAGTCCATAGCGGCAGAGACATAGCCTTCACCTTGGCCCACGCCGGTAAGAAGTTCGGATGCGATCTTGAACCGATAGTTACGCCGCTCTGCTGACTCTCCACCTCTCTTCAGGCAATTGAGCACTGCGGCCATCTCTGAGCCGGTGACATGGCCAATACGCGCCTCAAACCATTCCGGGGAATGTTGTGAGCAGCGGACGATTTTCATTGGCCTAGCTCCTTCCGCCGCTTATCGCGCGCATCACGGAACGACTGGAGGGCCAGTTTGTCTTTGGCCTTTGTCGCCTCCTGGAAAGCTGCGTTGAAATACTTGCGCAGTTCATCCTCGTTAGCAGCGCTTAGGATGTTGTCACGCCAGGAAACAAACTCCGTGTCTTCCATCGGCGCGCCGCCGTTTCCGTCGTCGTCATTCTCCCCAACCGCGAGGTTGAAGATGTCTTTGACGAGATAGCGCTTCGCATACGAATCAGCCGATCCCTGTGCGTGGGTGCGCGTCATCACGTCATTGCCCTTGGCCCCCTTCGTATCGATCGGCATATCCTTGTGGTAGACGCGGGTGAAGCCACCGCGAGAGACGTAGCAGAGAAGACGCAGGGTGTCGGGCGCTATAGGCTCACCGTCAGAGAACGAGAGTGATATTCCTTCGCCGGTGTAGATTGGCCGGATAGCCTTATCCACCTGCTTATAGCTGGCGTACCTGCCCTTGTCGGACTGCATATCTGTGTTGATGTGCTTCATTTGCTGTTGGCAACGGTGCATGGCCTCGTTGAACTCCACCATCGCCTGATATTCAACCTGCTCTCGCTGCAACCGTGTCAGGCGTTCGACAATGTCTACATCACACTTCCCCGACAGGACGGCAGAGCTTAGAATCTCCATCACTGTGGGCTGAGTGGCTATATCGTGGCGCTCTTCTCTTGCGAGTGCTGTGCTCATGGGTATTCCTTTCGGTAAATCAGAGGTTGGGTGAGAATCCAGAAATCGTCATAAAGCTCGCATCCCCCGGCGCCGTGCCGAGCTTGCGAAGAATGGTTGGCTCAACTGCAGGAGTGAAGGGCTGGGCGTTCTGCTGGCACACGTACCGAAGCAGCACCTTCGCCTCTGGTAACGCCCGCAGCTTCCTCAGCGCAGACCGCTCCAACCTCAATACAGCGACCTGAGATATGCCCATAAGCATGGCTACCTCTTCCTGGCTTCGCACGTAGACTTCGCGGACGCGGCGGGTCTCCATCAGTGGGCCTCCGCCGCAGTGGCGTTGGCTATGGCTAGGTCGAGAGCACCGAGAATTTGTTCATGGGTGGCGTGGTCGTTGTAGTATGGGAAATTTCTCGCGTAGGCAGGGAAAAAGGGCTCAAACTGGTCCATAAGGCTGTAGACGCCGGGGACATTGAGCACCTTCTGCATTGCGCCTTCCATGCACCAACACGTAGCCCCCGGATCATTGCCATACAGAGCTAAGACCGAGCGCTGCGACCTCTTGGCGTATACCTTCTTGCACCAATTCTTCTTCGGCGTCAGCAGCTTTCGCGTTGCCTTTAGGGTTTTCAACACGTTGATCTTTCTCACTGGTGTCCCTTTCGTATGCAATCGAATAGCTGCGATTCGCGAATCTCCAACTCTTCGAGGCTCTTGCGAAGCTGCCATTCGTAGCGCGTGTAGTGCTTCTGCTCTTTGCCCTCGGCGTCCATCTGCGCCCACCGCTTGAACCACTTCTCGCGCTGCTGAATCGGAATTCTTGTGTAGATCGCCCGATTGCTTTGGGTGTCGTAAGCGATCGGAGGAAGGGCGCGGACGTCTACGCTCATCGCCGCCTCCGTAACCAGCGCAGAGTGCTGACACCCAAAGCGCAGAGCATGTAGGCAGAGCCGACGGTGAGCATGGCTCCGAGAATGAATTGGCCGAGCGTGAGGTTATTCACCGTCATCCTCCTTTGCGCGTGCATAGCGAAGGCAGGCGCGTACGCCGAAGAGGAAGTCTCTTACCTGCTGCTCATGCTCTGAGGCCCAGAGGATCGCAACGCAGAGGAGGAGGATGAAGGTGCAGCCGCAGATGCCGTAGTAGTTCATTCCGCACCGCCCGTTGCAATGAAGTGTTCAATGCGGGCTGCAGCAAGTTCCGGCGAAACCTCCCAGCCGGTCTCACCAGATTGAAACCGTGGTGGCCACTGATCGCAGTAGAAGAGCCTATAAGCCTCGGTTTCGCTTAGTTCGAGCGCCAACCTTCCACCCCTAGAACACGCCTTTTCCTCGTCGCCGCCAGTAAGAACGTGCGCCCATCCGCCAATGCAATGGGCTGTCCCGCACGTCGTGTACTTGGTGAAGTCGGCCATATCGAATTCCGCGGGCTTCTCCTGTATCACTGCTGCGATCTTGCGTAGAAGTTCAATATTCATGCGGCCACCTTCATGGTTGCCGCGACAATCAAAGCTTTCGCAGCGTTTAGGTTGGAGTAAACGGTGGAGTTGAGAGGACCGGGATCTGCAATCGCAGCATCGATCAACTGGCGGATGAGGATGAGCCGGTTGTGGCGGAGGTTTTGGGCGATGGTCTGATTCATAGGCCACCGTCGCGTTCTGCCAGAGTCTCCAGCAGTTCGGCAACAGCGTCAGACTCAGTGCGTCCGCGCCCTTGGATGTTGCCCTCCTCTTCGCCGTCGATCCATGCTGCCCAGTCGAAGCTGCGGTCTGGAATTGGCGGGTGAACGAAGTTCGTTCTGATGCGGAGGCCGTCGATGATGGTCAAGTCGCTCATGCGGCCCTCCGATCTGCGATGTACTTCCGAATGCAGAACCGAAGCCCGATGAAGAACTGGTGCTGGCCGTGGGAGCCTACCGGTTTACCGCAGCGCTTACACGGCCCGACTGCAACGAATCCTCTTGAGAATTGGGCCTTGAATACCGGACGAGTGTTCATCATGCCGCAGCCTCCGATCCGGCAACGTAAGCGATCATCCCGCGCGACATTGCGCCAAACAGGAAGCAATCAAGCTCAGTAAATTCCTTGTCAGGCGCGAGCAAGTCCTGCACGATGCCGACGAGACAGGCAGCTTCACTCGGCTCCAAGGTGCGCACCGTGCTTGATGTTTCCCCGAGCGCGTACAAGACCTGGTAGGCGCGATTGGCGAGGCAGAGATGGTCGATCATCCGGCAGGGGCTAATTGACATAGGTCACCGCCGTCTTAGGCTTGGCTGGAACTTCGTGGATGTTGAACTGCCAGACATTGCGGGAAACTTGGAGCAGCGAGTAGATGATTCTCATGTGCGATCTCCACTGAACGGGCTTCCATCGATGAACATCCGACGGAGCAAGAGAAGTCCCCCAACAATTAGCCATGCGGGGACCAAGTAGCCGAATAAGAGGTGGTGGAAGGTCATGCCGTCACCATCCGCACGACGAGATAAATGCAGGCCCATGCCGCGGTGCTGAGGGGAATGGCAAACATGAAGGCGCGTGTGCTCATCGGGCACCTCCAGAAGCAGCCATCTTTCCATCGGCCACGGTTGGAGGCTTGCGCCCAGAGCCGAGGCAGCAAGGGCAATCAACTGCGTAGGTCTCTGTGCCGCAGCCGTAGAGCTTGGAGGGGCGCATCAGGACGAGCTTCCCCGTGCCGTTGCAGTCGGGGAACTCGCACTTGCCGAGCCTGTTCGGATCCCAAGGGAGAGTTCTAGCCATTAGCGGCCTCCCTTGTAGTGCTGCTGCTGTTGGTTGTCCATGCGAACGTAGTCGGAGCAAACGAGGCAGGTATTGATCCAAACCCGAAGTCTGTCCGACCAGTGAAATCCACGGTTTAGCTGCACGCCGGTGGGCTTGTGGCAAACCTCGCACTGATGGCGATTCGCCGGACCTACGCGCATGCAACGATCAAGAATTGGCACCCAGACCCGAGCCGGGAGAGAGGGAGCAGACGTGGCCACAACGGGGACCACTACTGGAGAGGGGAGGAATTTCGGGTGCTCAACTGCCACCATGAACATAACTCCACGGGCGCGTGCCTCTTGGATATCGCTGTCGATCCTGCCCCTCAGCGCCTTGGAGCCTCGCATGTAAGCTGCATGTCCCATTACCGGCCTCCCATCGCTTCATGCTGCTGAAGGGAGTAGTCAAGGCACGGAGAGTCATACGGAAGCTCCTCAGCGTCCCGCAACCAGAGTTCGCCCATGATGGCGTCCTCATCGTCTTCGGTGATGTTTGGGGTGTTGAGCAGCTCGTTCAGGCGCTTGCTGCTCATGCGGGGGTTCCATTGAACCCTAGCTATGCGTGGGTTATTTGACATCGTTATCAGCCTCCAACAGCCGATAACGAGACCATAGTCCTGTAGACTTATTTAAGTCAAGATTTATCTCTCAATTTATGTCTTTTATTATGTCTTGAATAAAACCTGTCAACTCAGTGCTATTGTGACATCTGGGTTCCCGCGCAAAGCGGTTGAGCCTCGCCGGTCGCCTCCCGTGCTGCTTCCTGTTCGCAGGAGCACTCCAACCACGGGGGCGGCTGGCACAAAAGATTTGTGATGGGGGCGGTATTTTATGGAGTGCAAGGCCACCGTCTCAAACGAGCCAATAAAGCTGCCCATTACAAACGGAAAGCCCTCCGAAAGAGGGCTTTTCTGTTACCGGCTCGCGTGTCGAACTACTTTTTCTTTTGCCACTCAGGCAGGCCGATCAACTCATTCTTGCCGGTGCTGGTCAACTCGTCTATGCCAACGCTTATCTCAATGCCCTTGTTGATGTTGTGGACGCCGCGCTTCTTCCCGATCGTAATTCCGCCCTCGATAAGGATCTGGCGCAATTCGTCTAAAGGTATCGGCTTGCCACGTTCCGTCAATATCTGACGCACGGCGATCAGGGGTCTCATGTTGTAAAAACGGGTGGCTGGAGAGCTTTCTCCTTGGGGCATGTCGACCAATTTTTTGTGGCCGGCGCGCAGAGACTTGAGGAGTTTGAGCTGAGCCTCCATCCGTTCTATCTGACGATCTAAATCGTCCATTACTTCGCGTGAATCCATAGTCACAAGATCGCCCGAATGGCGGTTCCCTCCAGAGGACTACATCTTTCTGAGATTTGGCTCAGGAGCTCCAACTCCTCTCCATACGTCCATAGAAGAACGTGGGCGTACATGCCCAACCCGAGTCTACCAACAATGGGCTTGATTGCGGAAAGAAGAATCATCTGACGAGCGAGCCGGCAAACCTCTCCGTGGCCGGCTTGCATCTTGCGCAGGATCAACTCCCACGCTGGATTGTCCGGTTCAGAAACCCGCATTAGGTTGGCGATGCACACATTCAACCTCGAATTCCAGAACAGCGTCCAGATGTCATATCTTGAGAGATGCACGGGCGTCAGATCCTTGTTCGGATCCTTGCCGCAGTTGACTTCGTTCATAGACTCCTCTCCGGCTTTGGATAGGGTACGCATGCTGCGGATGAAGGTTTCAACGCTTTTGCCGCTTGAGTTTCGACGAGCCATGTTGGCGATGAGGGCTCCGGCCAGGAGAGTTGCTGCTCCGGAATAAATGGAATTCATGTGTGCGGGACCTTTCCAGGGCTGAGAGTTCGTGGAGATTGCTCCGGTGTTTTGCGCGGAGGGCCGTCTTCAGAGCTTCCGTCTGGGCGGGGTCCCATTGATGACTAGCGACTTGGTAGTTGGAGGAGATGATCCATAGAACGAGGGAGACGAGGTATGCGATTTCGGTGATGTGGGTGGGCCGAACAGCCAGATGGGTTCCGATGGCGGTATCGACCGCGTTGGAGCGAACTGCAACATAGAGTGCGAATCCTAGGTAAATCAGCAACAGGCGGGTATCTTTCGCGGAGTCGACCATCCACGCATAGAACGGCACCACGGCGAGCATCAGGCAGAGCCAATAGAGCGCCACGTGGTCAATCGTCAGCATCCACTTCCAGCCTGGGTCGATGTTGCTTAGCAGTGGAAAGCGCAAGGTCAATATGGCAAGCGCGAACATGCAGCCGGCGAAGACATGAAGGAGCATAGGATACCGGCTGGGGATACCGGTTTTCTGGATCGTCTGGAAGATGGCCACCACGAGATAGACTTGGGCGGCGTAATCGACAAACCATCCTATCCAATAGGCGATGTAGTAGGCATGTGCTGAGGCTAGGTGGGCCACAGTGAAGACACAGACGGCGCGGACAACCTCGACGCCAAGATAAACCACAAGGACGGCGTTGCGCCGCCTATAGGACCACAGGCCGACTGCCAGTTGACCAACTATGACGGCAATCCAGATGACAAGCTGGAGGTGGGTGATTTTAGTATGCAAGGCGCCCCCATGAGGAAGCGCCCTGCGAGAGGACTACTTCTTGTGAGGCTTGACCGGCAACGGGGCCGGCGCCTTGAGGGAGCTGCAGGCGGGGGGACACGGAGTTGGATCTCCAACCGGGCCGGCTTGCGCGAGAACGGACGCATGGTTGCGCGTGGCAACCTGCATAGACGCGAAGAGGCTGAACAGAACAAAGGCGAAGAATAAAGCCAGACGAGTTTTCATTGAAAGCTCCTTTGGCGCGTGAATGCGCTACACAGAGCTTACGAAGGGAAAATGGCCTGCAAGGAATAACATTTGAGTCGAGTAGCCGACGAACCAAAACAGTAACCGCACTTACGGAAAAAGACAATAAGAATTTTCGATGACTCGGAAGTCTTTTGTCTGCTACACCACAAAGTGGTAAACCACTTGCCAACGTGAGATAGGCGGTGCATGGTGTGGAAAACCCTTGGGGCAATTGCGGGGCAATTCGACCGCTGAGGGATATCTGCGGAGGACGCGGATGGTCAATTTTATTGGGGTTTGGTTGCGGGGGAGGGATTTGAACCCTCGACCTTTGGGTTATGAGGCGATAGTTAGTATTGAAATCAAAAGCCTTATTTGATTTGGTGGGCAATTGGGGGGCAATTTTCACTGCAGCAATCCTTCCACGACTTTAGCGTTCGCTTCTCTCAGCCCTTCGGGGAAGGTTCCCCCGTAGGTGTCTATTGCGGTGCTGATGTTTGAATGGCGCATGAGATCGCGCTGGATCTCCATCTTGGCTCCGCTATCGCCCAGCCAGGCCCGGTAGGAATGCCGGAACGTGTGCCAGCCGATCTCTTTGCCGAGGGCGATGGCGTGGGCGTATTCCGCTGAGGTGAGGTGGGAGTTACCCTTCTCGGCCTTCATGCGCTTGATTTCCATATCGATCGCAGCGGGGCGGATGTACTTTTTCAGAACGTCGCCGGGATTGTACGGGCTCTCGCCGACGGCATGGGGGCTGGCAAAGACCCAGTCATCCGGCCTGCGGAACTCGGAACTCTGGAAGTGAGACTGCAGCACCTTGACGAGGATCAGGTGTAGGGGCAGGGGCTTCTTGCGGAACTTGTTCTTGACTCCCCCGACCCGTCCATTGACCACGCCGGTGCGAATACTGACAGCGGGTCCATCCTTCTTGCCGATCCAGTCCACATCCTCCCATCGGATGCCGATAAGCTCAGAGCAACTGAGGCCCAGGCATCCGGCGGTGATGACCATGGTGCGGAATGGCTCCGTGGTCAGTTCGATGACGACATTCTTGAACTCGACAACGGTCAGGATGCGAGGCTCTTTCAATCGCGCCGTGGATAACGGGAAGAGCGTCATGGGATTCACTGCCGCCGGGATGTAGTCGTGCAGCATCGCATAGCGAAACAGCACGCTCATCAGCCCCCGAACATGCCCTATAGTCTTGGGCGCCAGCGGCCGCGAAGCATGATGCGGCTTGCGCGGGACGGTATGCAGGCCCAACAGCCAATCCTTCACGGCGCCCGGCCTGACCTCGGCTACAGGCATGTGGCCCCACTTCGGAAGGATGTGCACCCGCACCATGGACTGATAGCTCTGCGAGGTGGAGTAGCGCTCCGGCATCTCCTTCAACTCGTACTGCTCGACGAGGTGGCGGAATAGCGCGACAGGCTTGGGCTTGTCGGCTTCCGGCGTGTTGAATTCACGTCTGGCCTTCTCAAGGGCGCGGTTCAGTTCGGCCTTTGTGGAAAACTCAGCGACCAGCCCGACTCTTACCCGAGGACGTTGGACAGCTTCGCCCTCCGTCTGGTGGAAGCGCAGGTACCAAGTCAATCCCTGCGCAGACTTACGCTTCTCTAGCGAGCCGAGTTGATAGCGAGATGTGGACACTTATGTCTCCCTGTGGACGGTTGACCGATGCTAGGCTGGGGACATAAATTTGTCAATCTCTGAACGCTTACAACGCCAGAGGACACCAATCTTTTGCGCCGGTATCTTCTTTTGCTCGAACAGTCTAACTACTGTTTGTCGCGAAACGCGCAGTAAGTCTGCGGCTTCACTGGGGGTCATGATCTCGCCGGAGAGCCTGTCGGCCACGCGCTTATTCGCTGGGACGTTCTTATTTGCTTGGGTCACTGTTATTACCTCTGGCGAATAGTACCAATCTATGGACACTTATGTACAGACATAATTTTAGAGATAATTATGTCTGTACTTTCCTCTTCATTTGGTGCTATTGTCGGTTCTCATTCCCCTTGGAGCAAACTGATGTTCTTCGATCTTGTCGTACTGCTCCTAGCCTGCCTTTGCGTGTCAGTCCCTCTCATAGGCCAAAGAATCCTCGAATATGTGCGGCGCAAGCGGTTTGAGAGGCTTGTGGACCGCGTGGGTGCGGCCCGATGACGGGCGTTATTGTTGCCCCAGAGTGTCCCTACTGCCATAAAGACGCGGAGCTTGCCGACAAAGGGTTCGTCTACAACGTCAACCGTGCCAACCGTGATGGACTGATTTGGATCTGCCTTCCGTGCCATGCATGGGTGCCAGCACACAGGAACTCCCCGGTACACAAACCAATGGGCAGGCTGGCGAACGGGCAATTGAGGGCGCTGAAGGTCAAAGCAAACTTCTTCTTCGACCAGCTCTGGCGTGCTGCTGCAGTGATGAGCGGGTGGGATGAGCACAAGGCCAGACATGCAGCTTACCTCTGGCTGGCGCAAGAGATGGGAATCGAGGCAGGGAACTGCCACATAGGGAATTTCAACGAAGTGCAGACCCAGGTGGTGATTGACATCTGCTCGGCCGTGGGCGTGAAGAAAGAGGCTGCGTGAGAACGATTCAAATACCAGAAGAAGCATTGGCAGTTTTGAGTGCATGCACAGTGCACGGCGGTACCAACGGTGGCGCGGAGGTTCGAATCGTTGCGGGTCAACTCGACCGCAAACTCTATGAGACGGTGAATCGAGTCTTGGTGGAGATCGGCGGCAAGTGGAACACGAAGGCAAAGGCGCATCTGTTCGCCTCCCAGCCTCACCAGACCACGGAGAGGCTTGAGGGCGTCATCGTCTCTGGAGAGATTACCCCACTCTCCAAAAACGGATACTTCCCAACCCCAGGGGGTCTAGCCGACCGGCTCGTAGAGATGGCAGATCTGAAGCGCGGCCAAAGAATACTTGAGCCGAGCGCGGGGAGCGGAGCATTGATCGATGCCGCTCTTCGGGTGTTGCTTGCTCGGGACGGAGGGCCGCCGCTCATTGCAACGACGATTCGCGCAGTTGAGTTGAACTCAGAATTATCGGGGGCCATGCAGGCGCGGTACGAGTCTCAGGCTGTGGTTCTGATCGAATGTATGGATTTTACGCAATGGACCGTCGAGGCTCCGGAATATCTCTACGACCGCATCGTCATGAACCCTCCATTTGAGAATAGGGCTGACGCAAAGCACGTCCTCCACGCCTATTCATTGCTGAAGCCGGGCGGGCGACTTGTCAGCATCATGGGTGCGGGCGTCAAGTTCCGACGGGAAACAGAATACGAGTCCGTCCGTTCGTTGATTGAGGGCTGCGGCGAACTCATCGACCTGCCTACCGGCTCGTTCAAGGAATCGGGGACGCTCGTCAACACGGTTATCGTCACGCTAGACAAGGACGCTAAGGCGTGAACCTCCTCCTCTGCCTGCTCTCAGGCCACGACCTCGAACCTATTGAGTCCTTATCTCGCTACACCCAAAAGATGGGATGCACAAGGTGTAAGCGGGAGTATGCCGAGACCATCACCGCATACGACTACCTTCTAAAACGCTGGACTCCCGGCATGGAAGAGAGCTTGACGATCCGGCGCGAGTCTTTGCTGGCTTGGTGTAAGGGAGCCAGATGAAAGCACCGTTTCCATGGTTTGGCGGGAAGTCTCGCGTGAGCGACCTCGTATGGTCACGCCTCGGCGACGTCCCGAACTATGTCGAACCCTTCTTCGGATCTGGCGCGGTGCTGCTAGGGCGCGAGACTGACCCCGGCACCGAGACGATCAACGACTTGGATTGCATGGTTGCCAACTTCTGGCGTGCGTTGCAGAACGATCCCGAGTCCGTGACGCGCTACGCCGATGAACCGGTGAACGAAGCAGACCAGCACGCCAAGCATTTATGGCTCTGCTCTCAGGAAGAGTTTCGCGAACGAATGAAGGTTGATCCGGAGTTTTATGATGCCAAGATTGCAGGATGGTGGGTATGGGGACAGTGTATCTGGATTGGCTCGGGATGGTGTTCGGTGCAGCTACCTCACCTCGGGGACGCGGGCCGAGGAGTAAACAGGCAGCTACCTCACCTCGGGGGCGCGGGCACGGGCGTACACCGTAAGCTACCTCACCTCGGGGACGCGGGCACGGAGGAGTCGTGCCTAGATCAAAAGCGTCCCCATCTAGCAACCAAGGGCAAGGGCATCAACCGCACCGTGCAATCGCCCCTCTCCGCGTACATGCTTGCACTGGCAGAGAGGCTCCGCAAGGTGCGTGTCTGCTGTGGCGATTGGGAACGCATCTGCGGCCCTTCTGTGACCTTCAAGCATGGCATCACGGGTGTCTTCCTCGATCCGCCTTACGCTGATACCGCAGGGCGGCAGGATGACCTCTACGCCTCAGATTCCTCGGCCGTCGCGCACGATGTTCGCCGCTGGGCGATAGAGAACGGCGACAACCGTGAGCTACGGATTGCATTGTGCGGTTACGACGGCGAACACGAGATGCCGGATAGTTGGGAGTGTGTCGCGTGGAAATCTCGCGGCGGCTACGGGTCGCAGGGTGAGGGAACTGGCCGGGAGAATGCCGCGCGTGAGCGGATCTGGTTTTCGCCTCACTGTATACGGCCTCAGCTAGGCCTTTTCTACAACGTGCCAGAGTTGGCCGAGGTGCCAGCATGACCCTACTCCACCCAAGTAAGGTCTCTAACCTGCACCCGGTAGCGCTCCACGAGTGTCCCCTCGACGTGGATGTTGACCTCTCCATCTTCATAGACCTGCCAGATGGTGTAGACCAACTCGGAGCCTTTGGGGATGACCTTGTCGCCGACTTTTGGAGTTCGTGGCTTCTTTGCCATGGTGGGATTTTAGGCGGTTTTCCTGTGGAGGTGAAACTTTGATCGTTGCAAAACAGATTATCTACGGTTGCGAGTCTCGCGGGGATGGAAACTCGCCCTACATGACGCGGTACGCATTCCCTAGACTCGGACCTGTCAGGGTATGCCTGCACGTCTTTCATCGCAGCGATGCTGACGAACTGCACGATCATCCGTGGCCCTTCGCTTCACTGATTCTTTGGCGTGGCTATGTCGAGGTGACACCGTGCTTAGTCTGCGGTACGCGCGAAAGTGAACGCTCCGAAGGCATCTGCTGGGCTCGTCAGCGTAAGCGGATATGGCCCGGCATGCTCTTGTTCCGAAGGGCGTCCCATGCACACCGCGTGGAGCTTATCGACGGCAAGAAGGCGGTAACGCTCGTCTTCATGGGGACTCGTCGCCGCGAGTGGGGATTCTTCACTTCTAAGGGCTGGAAACAATGGCAGTCCTATTTCAAAGAGAGAGGCTGCTAAATGAGGAACCTCCCCACCAACGCTCACATGTCCGTTTCAGAGATAGCAGAAGAGATGGACATGTCGAAGGCCGCTGTCAACATGTGCCTTCGGCGTGCCTTACGCAAGCTCCGCTCTCAGGGACTCGTAATCAAGATGCAAGAACTGGCAGATGATTTGGACCGCAACAGGAAGGGAAGTGTCGAGTGGCAAAGTTGAAATCACGCAAGGCCCAACTGCTCAGGATGCTTGAGCAGTTGGGCGAGTATCGGGGAATCGAATGCTTTCGAACTCCCGGCGAGGAGGCGGCTGTACGAATTGCCATGTCTCTCATTGAGGTTACGTCGCTGAAGGATTTGGATTATGCGGCTTCCCGCACAAGGAAGGCAGAGCCATTTTGGAGCAAACAATGGTGAACCGTGCTGGCAGGAAGAGGAGCACGGCATCGGTCTACGCGGATGAGCTTGGAATCACCATTAGGCGGCTGAGGATGTTGGGCGGTGAGGCACGCTTGCGATCGATGGATTCTCAGGCGCGTGCGGTAATCCTCAAACTCTCCCAATATCCAAACTCCCAGACTGTCGCCGTGGGCGGCATGGCTGCACGGAAGATGATTTCTGGCGTTCCCGGTGTCCGGTCCCAGGCTGAGAGGGTGGCGTGATTCAAGACCTGAGCATTCTGCCGAGGCCTCGCGTGATGTACGCAGTGGTCTTCCGTGCGCCAAAGAAGCGTGGCGTCGGCATGACCAAGGAGAAGTGGCTGTATCACAGCTACGCGGGCCAAATGTTCGTTTACAACACCAAAGCCGGTGCTCAGAGAATGGTTGGCATTTGCAAGGCGAGTCCGGACCCAGGTCACCCCGAGCGGGTTTACTCTGTGCGTCCATTCTGGGGTGAAGCGTGAGCGAGCCGGCGCCGCAATGGTTGATACCTCCTCCAGTCCTCACAGACCTCCCTCTGGAGCTTTGCTTGACCGAAGAGATTTTAGAAAGTGTAGGGGACGTAGATGGCGACTAAAACTGAATACAGGAAGTACCTGCAGGGACCTAACTGGCAGGAGAAGCGTAAAGAGGCGATCGCAGATGCCGGCGATAAGTGCGAGCGCTGCGAACTGCCGCGGTGGCTAGCTGAAATCGCCTACGACCAGGACCTCAATGTTCATCACTTGACCTACGCGAACAAGGGCAATGAGCAACCCGAAGACCTTGAGGTATTGTGCCGGCGCTGCCATGAGGTTGAGACATACGGTCGCAGCGAGTTGAGGGAAGTAAAGAAGGCCAAATGTGAGGGATGCTACGCCCCCCATTGGAACTACCGATCGCGCTATTGTGGCGCATGCCTAGAGTTGCGTGAAGAATTCGAGAAGGCTATGTTTCGCCTCGACCAGAAAGTGGATGGTCAGGATCCCTTTTGGCTCCAGACGATTCTCTGGCAGGTATTTCAGATGGTCGCTGTGGAAGGAACGCCCCCAGAACGAATCAGGGATTCGTTGGGTGTTGAACTTTACGCAATGGCTCAACTCTATGCCCGTCACCGCATCTTCACGCTCGCAGTGAGCGATAAGGAAATCCCCTTCTAATGGGACGCATACGCACAATCAAGCCCGAGTTCCACTCTCACGAGGAGTTGTCAGCGTTGCCAGCGGAGACGCACCTCCTCGCCGGCGCACTCACCAACTACGCCGACGACGAGGGATATTTCAACGCTAACCCTGGACTCGTCAGGGCCGGCACGCACCCACTGAGGGACGATCCAACTCCCATCGTCGCCCAACTCGCCCAACTTTTAGCCATGGGGTACATCGAGATTCATTCGTGTGCGGACGGCAAGATGATCGGGCGAATCGTCAACTTCAACTCACACCAAAAGGTGTCACACCCTTCAGAATCAAGGCTAAAACAGAGATTCAATGAAGGCTCACGGAAACCTCCGGAGAATTACGTGAAACCTCCGGAGTCTCTCCGCCCTGATCAGGGAACAGGGAATGGAATTGAACAGGGAACAGGGAACAGGGAAGCGTCCACCGCTGTCGCGGTTCCCGCCAGCCCCACTTTCATCGCACTGCCGCTCACGGGGAAGAAGTTTCACATCATCACCCAGGCCGACGTGGTGGTCTACGAGCAATCGTACCCGGCGGTCGACGTAAGCCAGCAGTTGCGGGAGGTGTGCGTATGGCTCGACGCGCACCCCGACAAGTGCAGCCAGTCGGTGAACGGGTCAAAGCAGAGAATCGCCCGATGGTTGGGCAAAGAGCAGGACAAGGGAGGCAGTACACATGGAAACACCAACGGGAAACAGCGCAATTTCGCCGACATCGCCAACACAAGCCGCGGCGCTCTCGAACTCCTCGGCGATATGGATACTCCAGCGTATCTCGGCGGGGGAGGCGCTCAAGCCCGGCCCCACGCTGGACAAATTCTCGAAGGCGCTGATGGTCCAGCTTTGGCAGCAGACGCTCAGCGAAATCGGTGAGGTGCGCTTCGATGAAGCCTTCCGCCTGGCGCTGAATGCCTCGGTGTACCGGCCCGACATCGCGGAGATTCGCCGGTTCGCCGGCCTGGTCACCGCCGCGCCCGTCGAGCAGGAGGCCAAGCGCGAGTTCGCAACCCTCATCCCCCTGCTACGGCACCACGGGCGCAAGCTCACCAACCGCGGCACGCCACCGATCGAACCGCCGGTACTCTCAGGCGTCGTCAAGGCCACAGTATGCGACTTCGGCTTCGGGGATGAGCGCACCGGCTTACAGGCGATCTGGGCGCATCCTGCCTTGGACCTGGTGCGGCCTCCAGATGAGTTGGATGAACTGGAATCCTTCCGAGCAGTGGCAGGAGAAAAGATTGAGCGGAAGTGGGTGGAGTTTTATACGCGGCGCAAGGCTGAGGGATTCAAGAGGGAGGCAGCGTAATGGCTGATCTGAGGATGTACAAATACCCGCTGTTCGACGTAAATGGCGCCGTATTCGATGACACGGTTAGCATACAACTCCCGCCTTCTACGGGCATACAGCACGTAGGGATGCAGAAGGGCGTCGTCACCCTCTGGTGCCTCGTCGATGCCGATGCAGCGCCAATCGAGCGGCGTTTTCATATCGCCGGCACCGGTCACTGCCTGCCAAAGAATCCCTGCTATTTGGGAACAGTGTTTGACCGTGTGTTCGTATGGCACATCTTCGAATTGTTCGCGTGAATAATTTCCGCACATTTTGTTGTACTGTATGCGGCACAGGAGGCAGACCAGTGAGCCTAATCGAAATTGAAGTATTCGAGGAGCACTGCAGCGCAGAGCAAAAACTAACACTGCGACTGCTACGCCTGATTTTGAACAACCAGGAGAAAATCATGTCCCAGCTTGACGACCTCAACACCCTATTGGACGGCATCTCGTCCACGCTCTCCACCGTAGCGACCGACGCTCAGAGCATTGAAACCGAAGTCGCTGCACTGCAAGCTGCCAATCCCGGCGTAGACCTCACCGGCGTCCTTGCCAAGGCTCAGGCGATCCAGAGCGGTCTCTCTGCGGTCGATGCTGGCCTGAAGGCTGCCGCACCGGCTCCCACCCCGGCACCGGCGGTCTAACAGCGCACCAAAATCACAGAATCACACAATTGAGCAAGTTCAAGCGTGGGCGGCTCACACAGCGCCCCAGCTTCCCAAACGAAAGAGGTGAGCATGTACGACCCACACGAGAACAAGTTCGTCGCGGTAGACGAAAGCGCCATCGCAACACTGCCCCATCCACAGCGCGACTGGACACGCTTTCAGGAAGGCGAGACCGTCGACCTCAAGGGAATCTCGTTCAATGTGCATGAGGTGGGCGAGTCCCGCATAGTGCTGAAACCCATCAAGAAAGTCTAGTAACCCTGAGCGCCGACGGCTCCCATAGCGTCGGCACTTCAAAACCGAGAGGTGAGAGAAATGGCTGGAGGAGCGGTAGCAGTAGCAGCAGGAGCGCGGATGGTGCAGAAGCACAGCGCTCAACATCCGGAGCAATCGAGGGAGTTCAACATGGCGCACCCATACTTTGGGCCAAGCATTGTTGCTGGCATGGTTCTGGTTGTCGGATTTATTTTGTTCGCGCCGCACCGCATAAAGGTTGCCAAGTAATGGGATACAACGACTTGAGTGAATGCACGTTGACGCAGGATGAGCGCGTAGCCGAGAAGGACCGCATCGTTTCGCGACTCACTGGAATTCAAGACGAGATGACGGCAAAAGAGCGCGAGTTCGCCACAAAGATGGAGTCTTCCAGCTTCGTCAGTGTGAAGCAATTGTTTTGGTTGCGGGATATCAGCGGCAAGTACTAGCTGCGTACCTTCTGAGTAACGTGTTCAGTAATCGCACGTGTCATGTTATATTCAAAACCGAACAGTGAAACCAAACTTCACTCCCAGCCCCGAAGAGCCGGAGTGGATGTTGCGAGTCAGCCGCGCAAGACTGACCTGATCTTCGAGCAGTACAGCCGACCCACCCCCGAAATAACCAAAACAACATCAGAGCTACCCGCTCTCGTTTTCCGGTGTCACCCAATTTCAATCTTTGGAGCGCCGGATGATCGCACGTCCTTCTGCCAAGTGGTCACGCCCCTGCGTGCACGTAAGCCATCGACCCAAACCACTACAGGCCAAACCCTACGAAAATAGGAACGTTTGCGTCTTGTCGGTGAGCCAAGCGCGGCATTGGCACATCTTCGCGAATAAATGCAGACTGCATACGCACTATGCCCAACATACTGTTGCAGAAAAGAAGGCCACGGGCGAAATGGCCTTCCTTGATCCCGAGACCGGTGAGCAGACAAAGCGTTTCACCACTCTGGCCACTTTCACTGAGCAAGCCGCTGGCACATGGCAGAAGACCCAAAGCGGTCCGGTCTGCACCATGCAGTTGAGAGTGGGATTCAAGGGTCGCCACGTACCAGCAGGGCAAAGAGAGCCTGAGTTGGTGCTGGCGTGAGAGCGCTCCACATCATGGAGTTGAGAACAATTACGCCGAGGCAGTTTGAGGTCTATTTAGTGCTGGTTTCAACGGCTCTACCAGTCCGCCACGTAGGACTGAATCTAGGAATGAGCCACCATACAGTCAATACGCATATTCAAGCGCTTTTCGATCTCCTCGGTGTCAGCTCCCGGCTAGAACTTGCCATGCAATATCACTCCCGCGAGCTCCATCCTAAGCTCAATCTCCCCAAGAGGGCCGCATGACAGTCTCGAAGGCCACCGGCCCGATGTGGAACGACGTCGACAATGCACCCGATCCCACCGCTCGCACCATGGACGAACAGGTGGAGATGCGCTGCAAGACGAAGCGCCTGTGCGACTGCGAACTTCCCGAGGGATTCCATCTCGCCACCCGCACGCCTCGGCAGTTCTGGCTCAATCAGCAGTTGCGCTGGGGATTCAAACTTGTGTTCGGGGAACATGAGCATGTGGCCCGGTACCTCTTGCAGGTAAGCGACGACATGCAGATGCAGTGGGCCATCCAAGACTTTACGGCAGAGTTGATGTTCAAAGGCGTTTCGCTCAACCCTAACAAGAAGCGCCACGAGATCACGCGGTACGCACGGTGTCAGTGAGGAGTTTCATGAAGATCAAACTTGCAGCGCTACTTTTGCTTACCGCCTCCGCCTTCGGCCAGACGGCGCACACTGACGTTCTGACCTGGACGGCATCGCCCACCAACGGAACCACGATCAACGTCTATCGCGCCACTGGTTCATGCGCCTCGAATCCTACTGCGTTCGTGCAGATCGCAACGGGCGTGGTGGCTGGTGGACCTTACACTGACGTTTCTCCCCTGGTGGGCGTGCAGTGCTATTACGTCACAGCCGCTCTGGGTGGTGTGGAATCAGTTCCATCCAACAAGATCACCCTGACCTCCACGGTGCCTCTTCAACCACCGACCGGGTTGGCTGGAACGGCTAATTAGCGCAATCCTGAATTGGTTCAGGAGCCTGTAAAGTTCCGCAATTGCATGGCTCCCCAATGGGGAGAGAAAGAGGGAAATAATGAGTTGGAGCGTAAGTGGATCAGGAACACCGGCAGAAGTTCGCGGTCAGTTATCACAGCAGTTCACGTATCCGCTGGCTGAAGGCGACGCCGGACTTAGCGATGCTGGCGAGAAGCAGACCGTCCAGCAAGTGTCCGACCTTTGCGAGCAGATTTTATCGACCTTCGATCCTGACAACCAAGTGGCTATCGTTGCTAATGGCCACATGGGCTTTGCGGATTGGGACAAGAAGACCGGTTGCTATCAGTCCGTAAACATTACGGTTACGCCGAAGTCGTAGAGTTTCCGCAACGGCAACAGCATGGGCCGCGCATTCATCCAAGGGGACGCGCGGCCCAGCGGAAAAAGGATTCGGCATGTACACAAAGGTCAGCGAAGCAACACGGCTGTATTGGGTATGCCAACTGTTCGGCCATTGGTTCCGTTGGCGCTCGTACACTGGCGACATCTGTCACATGACCGGCGAATGCCGCATCTGCAAGGCGTGCCGCAACTACGATGTGGTGTGGCCACGACCTGAGACGCCACCACAACGTGCGACTCACAAAGCGTAACTGCTCGAACGCCTGCGGCAGACAGTCCGAGAACGGTGGGCGCTGCTCTCAGTGCAGGCAGCAACAGAGCCAACAGCGCGGCTCACCCCACTCACGAGGATACGACGCCAATCACCAGCGGCTCCGGATCCAGTGCTTCGAACGTGATGGATGGAAGTGCGTTGACTGCGGGTGGGAGCCTGACGCTGTCCGCGACTTCAGGGTGTACGAACTTGGCGAGCCACAGACTGAAGCAATCCTTGATGAGCTGCGGCAAAGATGGAACCGGAACGAGAGACACCTGCACGGTGACCACGACATCCCCATACAAGAGCGCCCAGACCTCCGGCTCGACCTCGACAACTACCGGACGCGCTGCAATGAGTGCCACAGTGCCAAGACCATGAGAGAGCAGAACGGCAACCCTTCCAGGTGAATAAAATCCGCACGAATGGTGGTATTGTATGCGGTGTCGATAACCCTAAACAAGCGCGATTGCCTCCAGTGTGGAGTTCCTTTTCTTCCCAATGCAAAGAGGAAGACCTGCTCTGACGAATGCAAGCGACGGTATCAGAGCGCACTCAAGTTGGCGGGAAGACCAGACTATACCTGCAAACAGTGCGGGAAGATATTCAACGCATGGAAACGATGCGCGACGTTCTGCTCTCGGGATTGCAGCTTCGCGCATATGGCTAGATGCAAGCAAGAGCGCAGACAGAAGCGTGCGACGTTACGCGAGCAAGCACTCGCACCTCGACCATGCGCAATATGTGAAGGTATCTTCGAACCAGTCCAAACCAATCAGCGGCTATGCGGACGAAGGGAATGCAGTCTCGAGGATGGAAGGCGCAAGAGTCTAGCGTTCTACCGCATTGAACGCGCCGCACTAGGGCCAACGTTGACGAAGCAATGCAAGCAATGCGCACTACCCTTCACGGTCGAACGGACCAACGGTTGCGGTTGCAAGCTGTGTAGTTCGTGCGCGAAGGCGAATGCTTGGATATCTCACCGGGATAATAAGACCCATCGAGATCGAGCCCGCAAAGCCAACGTTCCTTACGTATCCGTGAGCCGTGCTGCTGTCATTGCAAAGTACGGGCGCAAGTGCTGGATATGTAGGAGATTGATACAGGTCAAACCGGAGTCGCTTGCTGAATCGTTCAGCCTCGACCATGTAGTGCCGCTTTCGCTCGGCGGCTGGCATAACCTGACCAACGTCAGACCGGCTCACCATCGATGCAACAGCTTGAGAGGCAACGAGTACAAGGGTCAACTCATGCTTACCATGGTATCTCCTTTGTTATCAGGTACATGGTAGGGGGATGGCAATCTCTGGCGTAAACGCCCTGCGTACCGTAGCCAAGTCATCCGCAAACTTTCGCGAAACGAGAATAATTTTCCGCCATGAGAACTGGACGCAAGCCCAAACCGTTTTTGCTGAAGCTCGCAGAGGGAAACCGTGGCAGGCGCAAGCTCAAGCCGGGCGTGGACCTGCCAGTGGGACCGTTTGAGCCACCGTTTCCCCTGGATGGCATCGCCCTTGTCGAATGGGAGCGGATCGTCGCGGCCGCTTTCTGGCTTCGCGAAACGGACTCAGTCGCCGTCGCCGACCGGTGCCTATGTTTTCAGCGGCTGCTTGAGGCAGAGCAGGATATTCGGGACCGCGGCACGATTGTGCGGACTCGAAACGGCAAGGTTGCGAACCCGTCTATTCGCATCGCGAGAACATATCGCGTTTCAATCCAGCGGTATGACTCAGAGTTGGGCCTGACGGCATCCAGCCGCAGCCGGGTGGACGGGGATGCGCTTCCGTCGGGTGCGAGCATGCCGGCACATGCAACAAAGCCTATGGACCCCTTAGAGCGGGCATTATGCGGAAACCTACCGAACTGAACGTGAGATGTGGGTAGCAACTACCGTCCCGATACCTGCGCTTATTGCAATGCGGATACGTGGTGCGAGACGAGGTCGAACGGGAAACCACAGTGCCGCGGGTGCAAGGTCGAGGCGTTCTATGAGCGGGTGCTGTATCCGCCGCTAAATCTTTCCCTGATGGGCTGGCACCGCAAGGTCCTCAGGAACCTGTTCGGTAAGGTGCAACCGGCGAACGGACAGCGCCAGTTCAGGCGTGCCTACATTTCGACGGCCAAGCAAAACGGCAAGTCGTTCATCACTGCCGGGCTTCCGCTCTACCACATCCTCATGGAGGACGAGCTAAACCCGGAGGCTTACGGTTCGGCGGCGGCGAAGGAGCAAGCCGGCATCGTGTTCAAGGCTGCCGCCATGCTGGTGAATGCGAACCCAGACCTCCGCAGCAGGCTGAAGGTCCTGCCGAGCACTAAGCGAATCATCCGTCGCGACGGCGGGGGGACCTACCAGGTGCTCTCTGCAGACGGCGACGTGCAGGACGGCATCCGGCCGAGCTTGAACATCAGGGACGAGATGCACCGCTGGAAGAATGCGAAAGCGGAAACCCTCTACGACGTCACCACCAAGGGGCAGATCAGCCGCGACGAGCCATTGGACATAGCAATCACGACTGCCGGCGCCGAGTACGAATCGCCGCTGTGGTTCGGGGAGTATGAGTTTGCAGTAAAGGTCCTCGAGGGGTCAGTCCAATCCCCACAATTCTATCCAGCCATCTGGGAAGCCGACAAGGCGAAGATCAAGAGCGACCCAGAATACTGGAAATCGCGCGAGGCCCGCGTCCTGGCGAACCCAAGCCACGAGGACCTGGGCGGGTTTCTGAAAGATGCCGCAATCGTGGTCGAGCTCGACAAGGCGATCGCACAGCCGGCGAACAAGTCCAAGTTTCTGCGCTACCACCTCAACGTTCCGATTGCCAGCCAGCAAGAGCCGATCATCGATATGGCGAAGTGGCAGGCGTGCGGTGGCGAAGTGGATCTTCGGACCTGGCCGGAATACGATGTCGAGTTGCTGATTCGCAAATGGGGACTGATCGACAGGAAGTGCCATGTGGGCGTCGACGCTTCCTGGACCACAGACTTTACCGCGGTTGTATTTGGTTTTGAGCCGTTCGGCGGAAACGGCGTATGGACCTTCCTGCCATTCTTCTTTGTGCCGGAGGAGAGAGTGCCGGAGCTTGAGCGCATCTGTCGGCTTCCGTTTGCCGATTGGGTGGAGAAGGGCTTCGTGATAGCGACCCCTGGCAACGCGATCGATCTGCGGGAAGTGAAAGAAAAGATTCGCTGGGGTAAGAGAATGTTTGATTTGCAAGACCTAGCCTTCGACCGCTGCAACTTCCGCACTGAGGCCATGGAGCTAAACGACGAGGGAATCAACGCCATCGAGGTGCAGCAGAACTTCATGCAGTTGAGCTACCCGACCAAGTTCATCCTCAGCTCCTATCTCGACCAGAAGATTCGCCATGGCAACAACCCTGTTTACAACTGGAACGCGGCCTGTATGCAACTTCAGTACGACCGCAAAGACAACTGCCAGCCCACGAAACCAGAAAGATTGAAGTCGTCGAAGCGTATCGACGGATTGGCGGCGACTGTGACCCTGCTCGCACCTGCATTGGTGGCCGAATCGAACACTATCAGCTACACCGGACTGCGGAGCCTCAATTAAATGTTTCCAGCAATCGTAGATGCGGTCAAGGGAGCATATAAAGCGGTCAAGGGGGGCATGGGAGACGAGACTCTCTCTCTCCAAATCGGTGAGCAGAAGGCAATGGAAATACCGCTCGACGCGATCAATGCCGGCTGGTATGCCCAAAACGGGTTTCGGAACATTTATGCAGCATGGGCGCGTGGAGCGCCCGCTTGGTCCGGTGAATCGGTATCGCTTGAGAGTGCGCTCAATCATTCGGTAGTGTGGGCCTGCAATCGGCTGATCAGTGAGACGCAAGGCTCTACGCCGCTGGTGATGCTTCAGCGAAAGAATGGTGCGAAGAGGCTTGCTGACGATAAGCCGATGTTCAACGCGCTCCGGCACGCGCCTAACGAAGAAATGTCAGCCATGAGTTTTCAGGAGACGCGGACCAGCCACTGTGCTCTCCATGGTAACGGTTTTGCGCTGATCGTCCGCCGGAGCAATGGGACCGCCCTGCAGTTACATGCGCTCGATCCTGCCCACGTAAAGATCGATCGCGAGAAGACCGGCAAGAAGCGCCTCGTGTATGTCGTCAAGGATGGGCCTGGCGTTGCCAATGAGACGACGTTCACGGTGCAGCCCGGCAAGCCTCACGACATCTTCCATCTTCGGGGTCTGGGATGGGACGGCCTCCGCGGCTATTCGGTCATTACGATGGCCCGGCAGAGCATCGGCACCTCGATTGCGGTCGAACGGAACGTCGCGCGCTTCTATGCAAATGGTGGCCGGGTTCCGTACATACTGAAGTTCGATAAGAAGTTTGAAAATAATGCCGCGTTCGACAAGTTCCGATCTGATTGGGAAACGACCTATGCTGAGCCGCACAAGGTCCCCATCCTCGAGGGCATGGGAGGGGAGTATCAGCAGACCGGCCTAAGCGCCATCGATCAGCAAATGATCGAGACGCGGCTCTTTGATATCCACGAAATCTGTCGCTGGTTCTTGATGTCTCCGCATCTCGTGGGAGATCTGAGTCGAGCCACTTTTTCAAACATCGAGCAACTCGCTCTGGAATTCGTCAAGGTGACGATGCAGCCCTGGTTCACGCGCTGGGAGCAAGACCTTTGGCGTTGCGTGCTCACTCCCGACGAGAAGGAACAAGGGTATTACTTCAGGCACAACGTAACAGACTTGCTCAAGGGCGATTTCCTGACCCGCATGCAGGGCAATGCTATCGGCCTGCAGAACGGCGTCTGGTCCCAGAACGAAGTCCGCGATCAAGAGGACATGAACCCGTTCCCTGGCGGCGACGGCAAGCATATTCAACTCAACATGCAGTCACTTCCGACTGATGGGAAGGCGCCCATAACTGAGTCGCCTTCGCTCGTGCGCATCAGCGAGTAACCGAAAGGAAACCATGCCAATCAACAACAAGAACGCGGCAAAGCAGCGCTTCAATCTTCAGGTAAAGGAAATTGCGCCAGACGGGTCATTCGAGGGCATCCTCGCGGTCTATAACAACGTCGACCTCGGCGGCGACTCTATCCTGCCCGGCGCGTTCACGAAGACGATTCAGGAGCACGGCTCCGAGGTTCCACTACTCTGGCAGCACGACACCCACGAGCCGATAGGCAAGCTTACCGTCACCGACAGCCCTGACGCCCTGCTCGTCAAAGGTCAATTGCTTATGGATCTGCCGATGGCGCAAAAGGCGTATCTGCTACTCAAGAGCCAAATAATTAAAGGTCTATCTATTGGTTACGACACCATCAAGAAAGACACTGAGGCCGGCGTTCGCAAACTGAAAGAGATTCGCCTATGGGAAGGCAGCGTTGTAACTTTTCCGATGAACCAACTGGCGATGGTGACGGCGATCAAAGCGCTCCGAGAGAAGAAGGATGATTTCAATACGGAGCTTGCGGAGATTCAACTTCGTGACACTGGAGATCAACTCTTCTGCGCGCTGCGCTATGCAACCTGTTCCTTGCCGTGGCAGAGCGGCATGAGCAAAGACCAGAAGGTGAGCGCAGCCGAGACAACCTTGCAGCAATTCACTGAAGCATATCTAGCCTTCCTCCCGCTCTACATCGATTATCTCACCGAACAGTATGGCGACATGGAGACCATGTCGCGTGAGGAGATCGAGAAGAAGTCAGGCCGCGAATTCAGCGCCGCCAATATGAAGACATTGAAAGAGGCTCACGATCACGTGAAAAGCCTCGACGACATTTTCGGAGCACTTTTCGACGACACAGCCGACGAGGAGGACGATTTAGACAAGTCCGCCGCCGCCACTGCAGAAGCGAAAGCCGCCGAGACAATTCCCGAGCCGGATAAAGACCACTCGGCGATCAAATCAGTTTTGAAGGAGAGTTTCCAATGGAAACCCAAGAAATCCAGCTAGCAGAACTAGTTACCGAGCAGAAGAAGTTCATCGCTCGGGCCGATGAGGAGTTCAAGACGCTCGGCACGTCTACAACCGAAACAAAGACCGCGCTCGAAGGCATCAAGGGAAAGATTGACGAGATCCAGAAGCAGGCCGACGCCATCGACCTGAAGCTGAACGAGGCTCGATTCACTGGCGAAGGTCACCAGGAGAAGAGCGTCGGTGAAGTATTCGTTGAGTCGGACGAGATCAAGGCTCAGAAGAGCAACGGATTCCTCAGTCTGCGTGGCAAGGATGGCCGGGTTCGCGTCGCGATTCCTCAGCTATTCTCGCGCAAGTCGGTCATCACCACTGTAGGCGTGGGGACTGGCACGACCGGCGTGCAAATGCCTTTCCGCCTTCCCGGCATCACCGGTTTGCCGATGCAGGAACTTCGCATCCGCGATCTGATGACTGTCCGGACGATGACCACCGGCAACTCGTTCGACTACGTGAAGCAGAATGGGCGAACCAACAACGCCTCGCCCCAGGTGGAAGGAACGCTCAAGGGCGAGTCAACCTACACGTGGACCTCGGCAAGCGACACTGTCAAGACCATTGCTCACTTCGTGAACGCATCCCGGCAGGCCCTGGACGACATTCCATGGATGCAGGGCACGATCAACGGTGAGCTGATGTATGGCTTGAAACTCAAGGAAGAGGGCGAGATTCTCTCCGGTGATGGAACCGGGCAGCATCTCAATGGGCTGCTTCATCAAGCCACTGCCTACAACACCGGGGCGAACGTCGCGAGTGATCAGCGTCTCGATCAGTTGCGCCATGCGAAACTGCAGGCGCGCCTGGCCGGGTTGGGCACCTTCGCGCCGGACGGCTTTGTTCTCAATCCGGTGGACATGGAGAAGATCGAGCTGATCAAGACCGAAGAGGGAGGCGCGAATAAAGGCGTCTACATCATCGGCGATCCTCGGACTGGTCCAGTGGTCAAGCTGCTCTGGGGCCTGCCGGTGGTCGAGAGCGATTCGATCACCTCCGGAACGTTCCTTGTCGGCTCCTTCGGCGTCGGCGCAGAGTTGATCGATCGCATGGAAGCCATGATCGAAATCTCATGGGAGCATGCCTCGAACTTCACCTCCAACCTGGCGACGATTCTGTGTGAAGAGCGTATCGGCATGGCAGTCCGCCGGGCAGAAGCCTTCATCACGGGAACCTTCTCCTAATCCACAAGTTGCCTTAGTTGCCTCCAGGGCACCGCTGCAATAGGCGGTGCCCTCTCTTTTCTAATCGCTGACAGGAAGGTTATTCGCATGGCAAAATTTCAAGTATTCCGCGATTCGCTTAGCAATCCGTTAATTATCGAAGCAGATGAGATGCTCACCGAGGATGGTCGAACGAGGTTCAGAAAAAAAGACGACATATCCGCGTGCACCGTCGCCGTATTGATTCATGCTCCCGGGATGCTCATCCGAGAAGTCGTCGCATGAGAGTAATCGCAAACCGCCAACTGATTGGCGAGTACGGGACTGTGGCTCAGAATCAGGAGTTTGAGTGCCCTGATGACATCGTCGAAGCATTGCGTGAAAAAGGGATGGTGCGCGCCTTGCCGCCACGCATTGAATATCAAACCAAGATCATCGTCCCGGAAGCTCCCGAGGTGAGCGCGCGGCAACCGTTTCGTGACGTGCTTGTGTCTCACACGGAACAGGAGAAAGTGGTTACCAGAATCTATCCGGTGCTTCCAGCAACAGACGTACCCCCGGGCGGAACTCCTGATTCTCGCAGACGGGGAGGACGTCAAGGATCTCGTTCCGGCCGATGAGCGAATCCGCATCATCCACCTGGCCGAGCAGCGCAACATTGGAGAGAAGCGCAACTTTGGCTGCACTCAGGCTATCGGCGAGGTCGTCTGCCATTGGGACGACGACGACTGGAGCGGCCCAGGGCGCCTCGCGTGTCAGGTCGACATGCTCAACGAGAGCAAGCGTTCTGTCGTCGGCTTCCATTCGATGCGGTTCACGGATGGCAAAACGTGGTGGAAGTACGAAGGCACAAGGAACTACGCGCTCGGCACCTCGCTCTGCTATCGGCGGGAGTGGTGGCAGTCGCATCAGTTCGAAGCAAAGAACATCGGCGAGGACAACATCTTCGTCGCGGCTGCAAGCGCAGCCCAGCAGCTCGTCAGCGTCGATGCAGGCGAGTTGATGCACGCAACGATTCACCCCGGCAACACAAGCCCGCGCTGCATGGGCGACAACTGGAAACCATTGAATGAATAATCTATCTGTCATCATCCCCAGCCGCACACTCTCGAATCTGACGCCATGCGCCGAAGCCGTCGCACGCCATGAAGAGAGCGTTGACACGATTGTGGCATGGGACCGCAGCAACGGCAACGAATGGCTACCACCGACGCCTGACTACCGCGTGCGCGAGGTCGAGACGCCCTTCATCTATGCCCGCAATTGCAACATTGGCATGGCCTGCGCCGGGGACAACGACGTAATCCTGCTCAACGATGACGCGCTGTTGCGGACTCCAGACGGATTCACTGCCATGCAGAGGCAGGCGCAAGAGCATCCCGAGTTCGGCATCATCGGAGCTGTAACGAACGTAACCGGCCAACCCTTGCAGCAGCCCCAAGGCATCGGATTGCGCGAGGTTGAGCACTTCGCTTTCGTCTGCGTACTGATTCCGCGCCGCACCATCAACGCGGTCGGCCTGCTCGACGAACGTTACTGCCTCGACTACGGAGTGGAGGACCGGGACTACTGCGAAGCTGTTAGGCGCATGGGTCTCAAATGCGGCGTCTATGATCATTGCTTCGTAGACCACTCGCAACTCAAGAGCACTTTCCGTGGTGAGCCAACCGCTTCCCGCTCTTATGCGCGCAATTGGAGCCTCTTTTGCCAGAAGTGGGGCATGAGCGCGTGAAGTGCTCCTTTGTCGTCTCCGCATTTGACCGGCCTCTGCATCTAGCCTGCCTGTTGCGGTCCCTGCAAGTTCAGAGCGAGCCAGATTTCGAGGTGCTGGTGACGGATAACTCCACGGATTTCCATAACCAGGCCATCGTGCAGGAGATGAACGACCCGCGTTTCTGTTACTTCAATACCAGATTGCCAGACTGCTACCTGTCTGCGAACTATGGCGCGAGCATGGCGACCGGCGAATATCTGAGCTTCCCGAGTGACGACGGATATTATGGACCGCGCTTTTTACAGACGATGCTCGCAGGCTGGGACGCTGATCTGATTTATTGCGACTGCATCTACGACGGACACGGCATTCATTACGCGCCGATGGATGTAGCCCCCGTCAGTGGACAAATCGACAAGGGCGGATTCCTGCTCAAGCGCGAGAAGTTTACAGGCTTTGCCGGTCCTGCAGGCTTGGACCGCGCTGCCGACGCATGGCTCATCGAAGCTCTCATCAAAACCGGCGCCACCCATACCAAAGCGCCAGGGTATCTCTGGATGCACAACTGATGACCTACGGAATGTTGCGCGTGAAGAATGAGGGCCGCTGGATCGGGCGTGTGATCGACTCGCTCAAGCCTGTGTGCTCTCAGATTCTGGTGATGGACGACGATTCCACGGACGACACGCGAGAGGTCGCGGCGGCGCACGGCGCGACAGTTCTGCCGACGCCATTCTCCGCGCGCGGGTTCATTCATGAGGGGCAAGACAAAGACTGGCTGCTACAGCAGGTCTGGGCCGCTGGCGCGCAGGTAGGTGATCACGTTCTATGCCTGGACGGAGATGAGGAGCTTGACTCGCGCGATGTCCCCGCGCTCCAAAAGGCCATAGCGGATGGCATCGTGTGCGGTTCAATGCACATCGTCTACCTCTGGGATAAAGAGGACCAAATCAGAGTGGACCGCTGGTACAAAGAGTTCCGGCGGCCGTCGATCTTTCAACTCACCGCACGCAACTTGACTTTCATGCGCACGGCGAACGGCGGAAACTTTCATTGCTCATCGGCACCTGCTCAGTTACTCGACCAGATCAAGCCCTTGCCAGTGCGACTCCTGCATTACGGCTACCTGTACAAAGAGGACCGCGTGCGCAAATACCACTGGTACAACAAAATAGACCCGAACAACACGCTCGAAGACCACTACAAACATATGGTAGTAGGCGATATCTTTCCGGCAAATTCCTCGTTCCGCTGGGCTGGACCGCTTGAGGTGCAGCCGCTATGAGCAAGTGGAATAGGCCTACGGACATCTTGGAGGCGCTAGCCATCATCGTTGGCTGTCTCTTTCTTGGCACCATAATCGTGCTTGCAATCGGACTCGTAGAGGCGGCGTACCTATGAGCAGCTGGTTTCCATTTGGCGGGGTGGGCCCCTACGGAACTTACGGCAATCTCGGATTGTACGGCGCGCTTGTCGCCTACGGCAGCCTCAATCTCACCGACGCTTCGCCGCAGCAATCCTTCGTCGAACCGTTGGACGTCAACCTCGTCAAAGACTATCTGAAAATACCGGCGCGCTCACCGGCAGACTCCTTCGAAGACATGCAGATCGAAATGTACATCTCGGGCGCGCGGGAGCAGGCGGAGATTTTGCAGAATCGCGATCTCGTCCGCAAGCAATGGGACCTGAGCATGGATTACTGGCCGCTCTATCGGCTGGAGATGCGCACGCCCACGATCTCTGTCGATCTCCTGCGATACAAAGACTCGAACGGCGCGCTCACAACGATGGTGGAGAATACTGATTACATCGTGGACGTCGCGAAGCAGCCGGCCATCGTCGCGCCGCCCTACAACGAAACCTGGCCAATCTTCACACCATGGCCATCGTCATCGATCCTGTTGCGCTTCACCAGCGGCTATTCGAACACTGATCCATTCTGGAACGGCCCGGGAGCGCGCATCAAGAATGGAATGCTGCTGCTCATCTCGGCCTGGTACAACAACCGGTTGCCGTTTGAAAAGGGTGCGGGACCGGCGCAGGAATACCCCTACACTGTGACGTCCTGCCTCACCTACGGCGCGCTGACGAGGGCGCGGTAATGTCCTCATGGCCGCAGCTCGACCCCGGCAAGATGATCCACCGGGTGAGGATATTGCAGCAGGCGACGGTAACGGACGTCTCCGGCACTGCCACCGCATGGGTGCCGTTCGTCGACACGTGGGCGCAGATCGATCCGGTGCGGAGCTTAGAGGTGCTGAGGTCAGGGCAGGATACGGCGCAACTATTTTTTACGGTAAAGATTCGCTGGCAGACTGGCATCCTTTCGAGCATGCAACTTCAGTCGCTCAACGGCCTGTACATCATCCAGACCGTCGAGAATCCTGGCGAGCGCAACGTCATTCTCGTCTTGAACTGCCTTGCACTGGGGCTGAACCAATGAACACAACCGTCAAAGTCGAAGGCTTGAAGGGCATCGAGGACGCGCTCGCCCAGTTTGCGCCCAAACTGGTCAAGAAGTCTTTTAGGGATGCAGCCAGGGCCGCCATCGCGCCGCAGATCAGAGCCGCAAAGGCGCTGGCGCCGCTGCTGAAGAAGCCACACAAAGGCCGCCGGCCCGGCGACCTACGCGACTCCATCGGAGGCACCGTTGCGCTCAGCAAACGCGGCGTGCGCGCGCGCGTCGGTCCGCGGCGAGTCAAGGGCGAGTCGAATCAAACTCCTGGGGCATGGGGCCTGATGGTGGAGTTCGGATCTATTCACGGCCCGGCTCAAGCATATCTCCGACCGGCCTTCGATGAGACGACCGGCCAAGCGGTGGATGCGTTTGCAGGCGTTCTCCGCGCCGCAGTCGATGGTGCCAAGTGATCGAACTCGGAGTCGTACTGCTGGTGCAGGGCAATGCGGGAGTGCGGGCGATTGCGCCGACAGGTGGATTCTTCGCGCAACTGCCGAAAGACTACACTCTGCCGTCGTGGACCTATCAGACCATCTCTGACGTTGCTGGCTATGTTCTCAGCCAACCGGAGACCGTTGGGGAGCGCCGTGTGCAGATCGATTGCTACGGAGCCAATGCCGCCGATGTGATCCGGCTGGCTAACGCCATCGACGCACTGCTGAGTGGCTTCCGGGGCACGTTGACGGACCCCGACGCCACGTTCGTCCAAGGTTGTTTTCGCGGCAACATGATGGATTTCTTCGATCCAGATAGCCGCACGTTTCGAAGGATGCTCGACTACAAAATCTGGTTCAACTAGTAATACCCCATCCCACCAACGCATCTTTCTGAAGGAGCATTCCCATGGCAAAAACGAAAGCAACTATTGGCTATCTCGCGACATTCTCGGTTGGCGATTCGTCCAGCCCGACCACCTACACCGCGATGCTTGAAGTGAAGACCGTCAAGCCCAACATCATGACCGTTCCGGTCGTCAACGCTACCCACCTGCAAAGCCCGAATGCTACCGAGGAGAAGATCCCTGGGCTGATCCTGCCGGGAACGGTTGATGTTGGCGGAAACTTCATCGGCGATGCCACGCAGCTCAACATCCTCTCGCTGGCCAAACTCCGCACCGTATTCCCCTACAAAATCACGGCGCCCTGCAACAACGGAACACAGGTCTACACGCAGACCGGCAGCGGCTTCATCTCCAAGTATGACAACGGGCCATTCGAACCCAGCGCGCTGATCTCCTTCGCGATGACGATCGAGATCGCCGGCGACATCACCGAAACCGTCGTATAACCGAGCATCCCTCCCCAGCCTCCCTCCGATTCAAGCAAATCCAAAAAAGAAGGTATTCATGGCACCACGCAAGATTGCTGACAAACTGATTCAAAAAGTTGAAGTAAAACTCAAAGGGAAGAAGTGGCCACTCCTTGTCGATCACAACGTCTTGATCGAATGCGAGGAGTTGACCGGTTTGAATATGCTGACGGGCGAAGCGAACCTGCTCCGCCCGTCAGCGAAACTGGTCCGCGCCTTGCTCTTCCTATGCCTCCAGCGTGCCGGTGCTCCCTATACGCTAGAGCAAGTTGGCAAGCTCATCGGTCCACAGAATCTTGTCATGGTTCAGGAGGGCCTACTCAACGCGTGGGCTGCATCCATGCCTGAAGAGGAGGATGAAGGTGAGGGCCCTACCGAGGCGGTCGAGTAAGGCCGCCTCTCACCTGGATGGAAGCGTGGTCCATCGCACGCGAAGAACTCAAGCTCTCAGATGAGGAGTGGCTGGAGTACACGCCGCGCATGTTGCACGCGTTGCGTAAGCGCCAGATTGAACGGATGCAACGGGAAGAATTGCTAGTCGGCATCATCTCTGCGACCACGGCCAACTTCTCTTTCTGTGCACCAGATAAACCGCTGAGTCCCGAAACCTTCATGCTGCATCCCTTCCCACCTCAACCCCTAAAACCACTCACCGGCGAAGACATCATGGCCGCGTTCGCAAGCTTTCCAAAGACTGGAGGAACCGTATGTCAGTCGTAGTTGGGACCCTTCTCATCGACCTCCGCGCAAATACTGCCTCCTTCTCGCAGTCAATGGACAAGATGAGTGCGCTGTCTGCGAAGTCGGCTAACGACATCAAGCGGTCACTGGAGAGGATCGGCGCTGCCGGGATTGCGATGGGAGCCGCTCTTGTCACTGGCACGGCAGCCTTGATCGAATCGAGCGTCGCAACGATTGGCTCGATGTCGCGCCTGGCGCAGTCGGCAGGAACCACGGCGGAGAAGTTCTCGGTCCTCGCCTATGCCGCCAAGCTGAACCATACCCCGATGGAGGACTTGGCGAAGGGCCTGGAAAAGCTCAGCCAAAGCGCGTTCAAGGCGCAGAACGGCAACGCGCAGTTGGGGCGAATCTTCGATAAGCTCGGCGTTGCCACTAAGGACTCGACCGGCCATCTACGCGACTCGTCGGATATGTTGAACGACGTTGCTGTGAAGTTCTCGCAGATGGGAACCGCTGCGGGGAAACCGGCGCTGGCAATGGCGCTGTTCGGCAAGGCTGGGGCGCAACTGATTCCGCTGTTGAATGACCTCGGCAAGCATCAGGCGGAGATAACAGAAGAGGCCAAGAAATACGGCCTGGTGATCGGCAACGATGTTCCCGCCAAGGTGCGCGCCTATCACGAGGTGCTGGTGAAGCTTCACGCAGCGCAAGAGGGCTTCGGGATGCAACTCACTGTCGCCGTGCTGCCTGCACTGACCGCGCTCAGCGAACGACTGCAGGAGTTGGGTTCGCGCTTCGACATCGCGAAGCTGGCCGAGGCATTCGGGGCGAAGGTTACCGTGGCGATCAATGGCATGGTGCGCGCCTTTGACTTCGCGACGACGCATGTCGGATTACTCAAGGCTGCGCTGGTGGCGCTAGCTGGGATACAGGTCGCAAAGATTGCCATTCCTATCATCGGTGACCTCGCAGGCGGCGGTATCAACAAGCTGGGCGAGGGCATAACGAAGATGCTGCTCGGATTCGCCGGTCTCGGCAAGGTGGTCCCGCAACTGATGAAATTCGGCGCTTGGATTGCTGCCGCAACCACCAAAGTCCTGGCGCTGGCAAGCGCGGAAGGCGTCGCGGCGGCGGCGACCTACGTTCTCGATGGAGCGTTGGCGGTGGTTAGTGCTCCGGCAGTCGCTATCACGGGAGCCGTTGTCGGGGCTATCGCCGCAATCGTCGGCCTCGGTGTCGCCATCTACAAGTTTCGGGATGCCACCTTCAGCCTCGGCGGCACAACCTACAAGTTGCGCGACACCTGGAACGCTGCATGGATTGGGATGGGTTGGGGACTGACTTGGATCAAGGACCACTTCAGCACGCTGGCCACGGACCTCAAGTCGATCTGGGGCGGACTCACGAAGTGGCTATCCGAGAACCCTATCGGGAAGTTCCTCGGCGACGACCTCTCGGGGGCGAATGAGAGGCTCGAGGGCTACGTTGGAAAGTTCGTTGAGAAGGCCATCGAAAGACTGAAGGACGCGAATAGCAGGCTTGCCGGTCATTTGACGCCCGAAATAGCAATCAAGGCGCTGAATGAGGCGAAGGGCCAGCGTGAGACCTCCCGCTTCCTGAAACTGTCCGCCACGGACATCACGCCACCCTCTGAAAAGAAAGGCGACGAGAAGCCTCCTCCCGACACCTCCGGCTTGGGCAAAGAGAAGGAAAGCCCGGTTGGCAAGCTGCTCGCGAACCTTCAAGAGAAGTTGGACGAATCCAAGCAGACGCTTGCCGCAGCCGGCCTCGAGGAGGAGGCGCAACGCAAGGTAGCGGCCGCCAACAAAGCCAGTAACGAAATCATGAAGCTCGGGGAAGAGATTGCCAAGCAGACCGGCGCAAGGACCAAGGACTACGCCTCGCTGGTGGATGGAGCAACGCAAGCGATCATCCGGGAAAAGAACGCGCAGATATCGGACATCGAAGCGAAGACTACGCTTCTCAACCTGCTCGGCACCACCTCGCGCGCCTCGGCCTTGAGCATCGCCCAGTCTGGCCTCATGGTCCAAGCGATGGACAAAGGCTCCGATGCGGTCATGCGTCAGGCGGCAGTCACTCAGGCATGGAACGAACTGAGGGCGAAGGGTGGCAGTCTGACGGAGATTCTCGCGCGCTCGCAGGAAATCTACGCGGAGGCGGTGGCGAAGGAAAGCCAAGCCATTCACGGCAACATCATCAATCTGCAAAATGAACTTGCGATGCGCAGGATCGTCAACGCTGCGATACTCGACTCCGCCGACGCGCAGGATGAAGCGGCACTCAAGGCCCAACTGTATGCGCTCCAGCTCCAGATCGACACGGCGGCGGCGGGAGAGTTGCGAGACAGCTTGCTGAAGCAGAAGCAAGCCATTACTGATCTGTTTGAAGCGAACAAGCAGATGAAAGACCTTGAGAACGCCCGCAAATACGATCCCGCCAAGGAGTATCAGGACCAAGAGAAATCAATCAGCGATGCGGAAAAGGCGCTGTATCTGTTCCAGGGGAACATGCTCACGTATGGCCAAACTCTCCAGATCGCGATGGCGCATCAGGAGAACTTCAATCGCCTCATCGATGCCACGGTGAAGGGCCTACTCTCCGAGAACAACGCGGCGAACGGGGTGAAGGCGTTCTTCTTCGACATGCAGAAGTCGGCCATCACGGCCGCGCAGGCCATCTACGACGCGCTGCACTCAGCGTTCACGAAGCTCTCTGAAAACCTCACCCAGTTGGTCACAGGCGGCAAGACGAGCTTCGCGCAGATGTTTCAGGACATCGGCAGGCAGATGGTCAACCAGTCCATCCAGAGCGCCATGCAAAAGGGCCTCGGCGCGCTCGGCAAGACTTTCCCTTCCCTCTCCGGCCCTCTCGGAAATCTCAATAAAGCAATCGCGGGCAAGCCCGATGGCTCTGACGCTTCGAGGGCGCTCTGGGTGCGCATGGCCTCTGCGAGCGGATCAACACTTCCGAACTTCGGCGGAGCGGGCGGTATCGGCGGCAAGGGCGGTTTGGGTGGCGTGGGTGGCAGCGCTCTTGGCGTCGGCACCGGCGTCATGGGCACCGGCGTTACCTCTCTCGGCGGCGGTGGCGACGCTCTTGGTCTCGGTGGCAGCCACGGCATCCCCGGTATCCCCAATATTGCCGGGTTGGGTGTTGGCGCGCTCGGTGTCGATATTCTAGGCGATGCCCCCGGCGATGGTGAGGGCGGCGATACCAGCGGTCGCCGTATTCTTCCGATGCCCGAGGGCTTCGTCGGTGAGAATACGAACAACTACGGACGACGACTGGGCGGTCTATTACCAACCCAGTACAGCAACGATCCTACCGATCTTCTTGGCGGCTGGTCGCCCGGCGACGGCGAGGGCGGCGGCGCTCTTGGTGGTGGTCTCGGTGATGCCATTACGGGCATCGGACCAGATCAAAACGACAGCGAAGGCGGTGGCGGGGGCGTTGGTGGTGCAGTTGCTGGTATTGGCGGCGGCTTGCTATCGATGATTGGCGGCATCTTCGGTGGTGGCAATAAGGGTAAGCCGGACGGCTCGAAGGGTAGTCCGCTCTTTGTGCAGATGGCTGGCGGAGGAAGCGGTGGTAGCGGCGGCGTGGGCGTTGACGCTCTCGGTGACGGTGGCAGCACGGACCAGACCGGAAATGGTGGCGGCAGCGGGGGCGCTGGACTCTCTGCAATAACAGGAATGATCGGCAGCCTCGTCAACCTCTTCAGTGGCAGTAACAAGAACAGTACTGCCAGTAAGACCTTTACGTTTCTCGGAAGCATGGTCAGCAGTTTTAGCGGTCTCATCCCCCATGCCGATGGCGGCCCCATCTCCGGCCCAGGCACCGGAACGAGCGACAGCATTCCGGCAAGGCTCTCCAATGGAGAGTTCGTTGTGCGGGCTACTCCGGCGGCTAAATACAAGGGGCTTCTGCAGCACATCAATAAGGGCGGCAACGTCCACAAAACGCCAGGCTTTGCGGCGGGCGGGTTCGTTGGATATGCCAATGGTGGCACCGTAACTGCACCGAGCACCGCTTACACGATGGGCGAGACCACATCGAGCATGGCCACGGCATCAGGCCAGATTGCGGGCACCACGGCCGCACGGCGCGGTCAGGGCTCAACTGGACCGAATCTCTATTACACCATCGACGCACGCGGCACTGATCCAGTGTTGACCGAACAGCGGACCCGGACTGCAATCATGGCTGCGCACAATTCGGCGATCAGCAACGCCGTGCAGGTCAGCGCGGAGCGCGTCAAGCGCACGCCGCAACGGTAACCCATGCCCACATTCAACGGTTGGAACATTATCTCGATGCCGACTACGCCCTCGGCACCGGCAACGATTGAGTTCACTGCGACAGATATTGCAGCAGTGAGCATATCGCCGTTTACGGGCCAACAGCAGATACAGGATTGGCAGCAGGGATGGCTCGAAGCATCGGTCTCGATGCCGCCGCTGCCGCCTGCGTCCGCGAGGGCATGGGTAGCCTTCCTCAAGGGGCTGCGTGGGCAGGTCAACGTCTTCCAGCTTGGCGAGCCGTTGGCGGTGGCGCCACGGGGAAGTGGTGCGGGTACTCCAGTAGTCAACGGGGCTGGTCAGAAGGGATTCACGCTCAACGTCAGAGGGTTGACGCCGGGAGCAAGCGGCGTGCTCCTGCTGGATGACTACCTACAAATCGGTTATCGCCTCTACAGCGTCACCATCTCCGATGTTGATGCAGACGGAAGCGGCAACGCAGCGATCAATATCTGGCCAAGTCTTCGCGAGTCGCCCGCCGATGGCGATGCGCTGATCTTGAACAACACCAAAGGCCTGTGGCGGCTGAAGAGCAATGCGCGGAAGTGGTCCGAGACGACCGCGCGGGTCTACGGCATTCAATTCGATATTCGCGAGGCTCTCTAGATGCCGCGCGCCATTACCGCAGGGCAACTTGCGGCGATTCAATCAACCAATCTCCGGCCGGCCTTCTTCGTCGAGGCTCATTTCGTGAACGGGCCGATCTACGTATGGACCGGGCGCGGCTCGATTACATGGGGCGGTCACACGTGGCTTGGTGTTGGCACGCTCGGCTCCATCTCGACTATTGAAGAAGGCGCAACCATTGACGCCAAGGGCATCACGCTGACCATGAGCGGCATCGACTCCACCCTGTTGGCAGATATATTGACAGAGTTTCAGGTCGGCCTTCCCGTGCTAGTGCGACTGGGCCTGTTCGATGCAACTCTTACGCTGATCGACGACCCGGTTATCTCATGGGCAGGGCGCATGGACCAGCCCACCATCGACGTCGACGGGCAGACTTGCACCATCTCCATCAACTGCGAAAACCGGCTGGTGGAGATGAACGTCGCAGTGGACCGGCGCTACACCAACGAAGACCAGCAACTCGACTATCCCGGCGACCGCGGCATGGAGTTCGTGTCAAGCATTCAGGACGTGACGATCTACTGGGGGCGCACGCCTTCCAATATCAACAATCAATGACACGCTTACCCGATTGGCAGGCTCGCATGGACTCCTTCCTTCACGCCCATGCGCAAGACCGCTTTGTTTACGGTTCGTGGGACTGCTGTCTGTTCGTCTGCGATGCGATACGTGAGATGACCGGCATCGATCCAGCATCGGACTTTCGCGGCAAGTATCGGTCGCGGAAGGAAGCCTACGCTTTGATAAAGGCCGCTATCGGCACCGCGTCGGTACAGGCCATCGCTGCAAGCATTACAGCTAAATTTCAGATGCCAGAAATTCCGGTGCGCCGCGCTCAATATGGCGACCTCGTTCTTATCGAACGGCCAAATGACTATTCCCTTGGTCTGATCGCGCTGAATTGGAGCGAGATTATCGCATGTCGAGCTCGTGGTCTCTCCCGCATTTCTCTAAATCTCGCAGTACGAGCATGGCGGGTTTGATCTATGTCTAAAGTCATCCCCCTCATTCTTGGCATCACAGAGCTTATCGTGGGCATAGCCCTTGAGTTTATCGCCCCCGGCAATCCGCTCAGCACCTACCTCATCGTAGCTGGCATCGGTATGACGCTCTCTGGCATCGGAACCCTGCTCGCGCAGGGGCCCCTTACCGGCACAGCCACTATGTCGCGCAATCCTGTCGCGCCGTGGAACGTCGTATACGGCCGTCAAAAAGTCGGCGGAATCCTTGTTCACATCAGCGAACACGACGATGCCAACAAGTACCTAGATTTGGTGGCTGTACTTAACTGCCATACATCCAAGAGCGTGGATGCTCTACTGTTCGACGGCCAGCGGGTGCGGCTGGACAGTAACGGTTGCAGCTTTGAACCCACCCAACAGACGATCAACTTTGTCAGCGTAACGCGGGTGAATGACGTCGTTACTGCGGTATCGGCATCCGCAATAACCGACCTCCAGACGGGCGACTCGCTCATCATCCAGAACGTCTCAGATCACACGTTCAACGGGCGCTATGCGGTGACGCTGGTCAACCCTGACACCTTCACCTATATTTGTGGAGGCGCTGCAACGACGGTCTCGAGCTCTGGGCAGGCCGTGACGGTATGGCCGAACTATAAGGCTAAGATTCACATGGAGGTTTTGCTCGGCGATCACACGGAGACCTTCCCCGGCATGATCAACGGAACGCCCTACGATGGCGACCCCGGCAACCTTGTCACCTACCCGAACAATCCTTGGACAGCACAGCACAAACTCCTCGGCAAAACATCCGCGTTTTTGCGGCTGCACTACAACGATGAAATCTTTGCGAATGGTCTGCCAACGATCGCTTTCCGCATCTCCGGGAAGAACGATATCTACGATCCCCGAGCCTCGGCAGTCTCGAATATCCTCCAGCGTCCCACCACGCTACTCAACGGCTGGGGGAACAATGCGCACGTCGGAGCATACGAATTAGGGGTGGATCAGGGCTTCAATTTCGGGCTGAACAACGATGTCACCGATGGATACGTGAATCCAGATTTCGCAATAGATGCGCGCCTGACTACCTGCGCCGTGGCCGTCTATCGCGCGACGCATACATACGCTGGATGCGTCTGGCAGTTCGCAGCGTTACCCGCATCGCCGGTTCCAGGCACGCTCTATCTCAACATTTTCTCTGCGGTAGATCCGTTCCGCTTTACCGGCCGCTCTGCAGGCATCTGGTATTCGCTGGACAACGGAACCACTTGGACACAAATCTATAACTCTCCTGACCATCCGAAAGGGTGGGATAGCATCACGCTCTCTCCGACCACCGACACGAGCCAACTTCAGGTGATGGCATTCACGGATGCCCATGACGACATGGGGCACTACGTCTACGATATTCAACTTTCGACGGGCCCAGGCACCTCGAATGCGGACGGAACCGGTTATACCGAGAACTCGGCTCTCTGCATAGCCGACTATCTGGCGCATCCGGTGTTCGGTTTCAATGCCGCTTACGGCACCGAAATCCCGCTCGACAAGCTGATATCCGCAGCGAATATTTGCGATGAAGCCGTGCCAACAGCGGCGGGCGGAACAGTGCCGCGCTATGACTGCAACGGCGGCTTCCCACTGACGGTGAAACGTGGCGAGGTGCTGCAAAACCTTCTGACATCATGCGGTGGGCGGCTTACCTACACGCAAGGGCAGTTCGTGATTTGGCCTGCGGCATGGGCATCGGGCAACTTCATACCATCTCCGCCATTTCCGCCGCCTGCAGGGCAATCTATGGTCTGGGCGTTTGCCACTTCAGCACCAAAACCACCATCCTTTTCCAATTCGCCTAGCATTTTCAATGCTGGACTCGGATGCACCGGAGGCGCGTTTATGGGCCTCACTTTCGGCGCAATTCAGATGCTGAACGGCGATTCGCTGGGAACAAATACCGTGACCGTGGGGTGGTTCAATTTTGCAGTGCCAACACTACCAATCGGGGCAACAATTACCGGAATTTATCCGGTTGTCATAGTCTCCAACCTAAAAGCTGGCGGCTTTATGGATATAGCTTCCTCAAGCTTAGGCTCCTTGGGCATAGCGGCGGGAGCACATGTTGGTGGAAGCATAGGAACATCGCTCACGGGCCAGTCCATCAGTGCGACGGTAGAAAACTCGGTTCCAGGGCGCGCGATTTTGAATTTGGGTATTAGTTTCGTCGGCATGGCGGTGTATTTCGATATGCCTGTAGGCGGCAGCAAGATAGTACCGTTCGGGGACACGCCAGAAACCCTCGCGATTGCCTCCGGTCCCTTCCGCTGGCGCCAGAAGGTCTCCATCCGCGACCTCTACAACGGCGTGAAGGGCACCTTTGTCAGCCCGGCGAACAACTGGCAGTCAAGCGACATCCCTCCGTATGCGCAAGACGTCGACCACGGCTATACAGGTCCAAGTTCTCCCATGATTCCGTTCGGCGATGTCAACTTGTTCGCGGATGGCGGGGACCGGCGCTGGCTCGATATCCAGCTACCCTTCACCATCCAAGTAGCGACTGCGCAGCGGCTTTGCAAGATTGAGTTGATGCGACGGCGGCAGCAGGGAACAGGCACCTTCTCCTACAACATGGCGATGTACAAAACAACCGCCCTTGACGTTGTGCAGATGACCCTACCGCTGCTCGGCTGGGTGAATAAGTATCTGGAGATTGCAGCACACCGATTCACGATCAATAAGCAGCAGGTGGACGGCAACGAGGTAACCCTGCTCGGAACCGAGATCGATGTGCAGGAGACCGACCCATCGATTTACGACTGGAGTGCAACTGAGGAGTTGACGGCGCAGGGCTTCCAGCAGCCGACGATTCCCGGCTCCATCGATGGTGGAGGTTCGACTTTGGTCAACAATACGAACTATGCGAACACTCCAGCAATATCGCTATCGCAGCCTGATGCCACGCATATCGCGCTTGCAGCGGTCACTACGGTATTCACCAGTAGGACGGTGACGTACAACGCGCGCTCCATTGCGATCACCGACCCGGGCGGCTCGCCTACTTGGTACTACGTGACGATCCAAGACCCAGACTATCTGGGCGATCAAAGCCCGCAGCTCGCAGTCTTCGCCGAAACGACGACGGCTAAGGTCGGCATCGCCGGTTACACCTACATGGGAGCGATTCAAGTCACACACGCGGCTGGAGCATCGGCCAATCCATTACCCGGCGGATGGCCTGCACCGCAGGGTTTCGAGGTAGGGACCTAATGCCCACTCCAACAGTAAGCATCCTGCTCAACAGCACCACGCCCGCGGCACCAACGGGCGATCAGAACGTCAAGCCGCAGACCGACGGCGCTGCACCGCTACAGTCGATCAGCTTCTACCCGCAGAAGGCCACAGCCTCGCTACGGGGCACAGTGAAGCCGGATGGCACAACGACCACCGTGGACGGCTCTGGCGTGATCTCTGTGGGGAACATCGCAGAGTCGCAGGTAACCGGCCTCGTCACAGACCTTGCCGCCAAGGTGCCTACCAGCCGAACAATCACAACCACTGCGCCTCTTACGGGCGGCGGAGACCTTTCAGCGAATAGGACGCTGGCAATCAGCGCATTTACAGGGGATGCGGGTTCAGGCGGGGCGGCGGGTGCGGTCCCTGCTCCACCGGCCGGCTCGGCGGCCCTTGGCAAGTTCCTGAAGGCTGATGGAACATTTGCGGTGCCTGCAGGCGGTTCTACATTTGGTGGAGACGTGGCCACCGTTGACGCAACCCACCAGAAGGTTGTGGGTCTCAACACTGTTCCCCTAGATACATCCGTAACGCTGATTGATGGGATGACGTGGCAGTACAACGCCTCCAGCGGTAAATGGTTGCCGGTGTTCGACCGTGCCACCCGCCCAGTGTCCTCGGTAGTGGGCAAGCCATCGGCTGGTCAACTAGTGTTGATCTACACGGCAGAAGCAACCGAGACCTTTCCCCCAAACTTTACGGCACCTCAGTCCTACGGTTCTCTGGGAGTCACTCCGACCGCTACTGCGGTTTACACGGTATTCAAGAACGCCAGCAACGTAGGCACGGTCTCCATCTCTACGTCTGGGGTGTTCACGTTCACCACAACATCCGGCGCTGCCTTCACGCTGAACGCTGGCGATAGGTTCACCGTGGTAGCTCCTGGTACTCAGGACACCACACTTTCAGACGTGAGTATTACATTGGTGGGCACGCGAGGCGCAGTGTCGGCGTCGATCTCAGCCCCGCCTCCGGTAATCACGTGGCGGGGAGTTTATAGCGGCAGCACTGCCTACAACCTTTATGATGAGGTCTCTTACCTTGGATCGAGCTACATCTGCATAGCCGCCACCACAGGTAATTTGCCAACTAATACCTCGTTTTGGAATTTAGTAGCTCAGGCTGGGGCCAATGGCACCAATGGGACTACCACCGCGGCGCAGGTGCAGCAAGAGGCGTTCACGTATGCCGCTGACATGGGGGCCGCCAATGCCTACGCAATAACTCTGTCACCCGCACCCACCCTTGCGGCCGGGTCTCGTGTGCAATTGATTGCGGCACACGCTAACACTGGAGCGTCCACTCTTGCAGTAAATGGTGGCACAGCTACCCCTATCAAAAAGCAGGTAAGCACTGCTTTGGCCACAGGGGACATTCTAGCTAATCAGATGCTGGACCTGATCTTTGACGGCACTAATTGGCAGATGGTATCAGGGGGAGCGGCTTCTAGTGGTGGAGGTGGGCTGGTGTTTTTGGAAGCCCATACCGCCAGCAATTCCACGGAGTTAGATTTTACGTCTTGGTATTCTTCCGCCTACGACAATTACCACATTACGGTGCAAGCCCTCGTTCCCGCGACCAACAGCATCGTTGCCCGGATGCAATTTTCAACCAACGGCGGGGCAAGTTATGACACTGGGAACAACTACTCGGCAGTTGGAGATTATGCTTACAACAGCGCCACGAATATTGATGGAAGTGGTGGGGCAGCAGTTCCGGGTATTATGCTGGCCAACGGGTCTACGTCAAACAACGCCAATTACGGTATAACCGGCACCTACAACCTCACGTCTCCCGGCAGTACTACCGTTTATAAGGCGCTGGTAGGGCATTCTATAGAAATGCACGCCACTGTTGGGATAATCCACGAGTCAATTGGTGGGTTTTATTTGAATACTGCTGCCGTGAATGCCTTCCGCATCATCATGTCGAGTGGAAACATAACTTCTGGAATCGTGAGAATCTACGGGGTGGCTCACTAATGCCAGTCACTCAACAGTATTGGAGAATCTTCGTCAACGGCCCCACCTCCGGAGCCTCCTTGGTTACCTTGAATGAGGCGGTGTTCCTAGACACGAACAACGCTGCCATCTCCACCAGCGGCGGCACGGCAAGCGCGTCAAGCGCATTCAGCGGCAACCCCGCTTCAAATGCCTTCGACGGCAACCCTTCAACGGTTTGGTCATCAAACGCCAACCCAAGTTCCGGCTCTCCGCAATGGTTGCAGCTTCAATTCACCGGGGCGGTACCCGTAGTTGCCATCGCGATTACAATCGGCGTGGTTTCGCAGTCGCCGCCAACGTTCCTAATCCAGTCTTCACCTGATGGAACAACGTGGACAACCCAGAACACGGTGACCGGGTTCACTTGGACCAGCACCGGGCAGACGGCTTACTTCACCGCGTCTACCGTTGTGGGCAATGCTAGGGTCTCGCAGGTAGCGGTAGACACAACGTTACTCCCATCTCCTCATGCAAGGGCATCGCAGATAGCCGTAGAAACACTGATAAATCCTTCTGCCCACGCAATAGCTTCGCAGGTGGTAACAGAGTATTTGATAAACGCCATGCCGCACGTAAAAGCCAGCCAGGTATGCGTGGAACTGATCTACCCCTTCATCCCCAATCCAGGCCCAGTGCCTATCCAAAATTTCATGCTCCCGTAAAAGAGGCTTCATGTCCGCTATTATTTTTGCCGATGGATTCGACACCTACACAACCGTTTTAGATAAGTGGGACGGTATCGTACCGGTAGGGAGTTTTATTAGTGCTCCAGTTGCTATTGTTCCTGGGGTAGGAAGAGGCGGAGCCGGTGCCCTACAACTCTTCTCCGCTACCGTTGCGAACAATAACTACGGATCTGGGGTGATAAAAAACGTTGGTGCTAGAACCACCACGTATGTGGGGTTTGCCTTCTATTTCAACCCAACCGGACAGACGGGGGATGCTGAAGTAGCCAGGTTTATGGACGGGTCTTTATGTCAGGTTTCGCTGTGGATCACAGCAGCCGGAGTGTTTTACTTCAATCGGGGGGATAACACCGCCGCTCTAGGCCCTCATGCGTCCGTCTCCTACCCCACCAACAGCTATCACTATGTCGAGGTGGGGGTTTCTATCAGCGGCTCAGTCGGTGTTTGTCAGCTAAAGATTGACCAGACATCTATTTTGAACATCACCGGGGTCAACACTCAAGCGACAGGGAATAGCACCTTTACAGCGATTCACGTGGGGTCGATGAACTTTACAAGTTCGAACCTCGTTACGTTCGTAGGATATTTAGATGACGTGTACTTCGACACCTCCGGTTTCAACGGTGATGTGCGGGTCAATGGTCAGGTGCCTTCCGGTAACGGCAGCACGCAGAACTTCTCCAACGTAGAAGCTAGTTGGGTTCTATCTACTATCACCCGCCTTCAGACCACCATCGTTGACAGCAACGGCAACTTGCAGCGAGCTACGGCGATCACCGGAGATTTCAAGACTGGGGCAGTAGCTCCGACGTGGGCCACGGTTGCGGGTAATCCAACGACGGACAACCATGTCACGTGGACGAACCTTGGCGCGGTGTCGCAGTGGAAGTTGGTGAGCGAGTCAGACCCCGATGGTGATTCGTCGTACATCTCCTCAAACACGCTGAACGACATCAGCCGGTTCACCTACCCGGCTGTGACTGGCTCCAGCGTCCTTGCTGTGATTGTGTGGGTCTTCGGTCGCAAAGATGATGGTGGTCTCAGGACCATCCAGGCATCCATCAAGAGTGGGGGTACGGTAGGGACGAGCGGAACCGACGTTGCCCTTGGAACCAACTACCAGTCGAACATGCTCCAATCGCTCACCGATCCAAACACGGGCGCGGCATGGACGTTAGCGGCAGTCAACGCCGCCGAGTTCGGCATCAAGATCACAAATTAGGGTTCTTGAGAATCTGGCGCACAGTGACGAGAAAGACTGCGGTCTCAAGGAACATAAGCACAAACCAAGGGTGATGCTGCAAGGCAGACAGAATTGCAATCATGGTTACTCTCCTGGGACATGAAAACTAACACCCTACCACCGGACTCTCAATAAACCAACCAAATAAAGGAACCTACCGTGAAAAAGACAGCCTGTTTCGTCGCGGCTCTGGCCTGCCTGTGCCTGCCCGCCTTCGCGCAAACTACGTACTACGTGCGTCCGGACGGAGGCACGCGCTACTCCACCAACGTCACCACCGGCTTGTGCGATGGCAAGGGCGACTCGGCCCCGGTCGGGACCGCGCCGAAGCAGCGCTGCGCCTTCGGCGATGTGCGCTATCTCTGGCAGGATGGCTCCTACACGGACAGCACGACCTTCCCAGGATGGGGTTGGGTAATTGCAGGCGGAGACACCGTTATCATTCGCGGTGGGCCATGGAGAGTCGGCTGGGCCACCAATACTAACTCTTGCGGTACTGGCGGGTGCTTCGGCATCGCGGGGAACCCTTATGCATCGGGGGCACCTAATCCACCTTCTGGCACGGCGGCGGGACACACCCGCATCCTCGGCGAGCACTTCGCCGCGTGCAGTACGGGCAACGTGCCGAACCTCTCCGCCATGACCGAGATCTTCGGCGGATTCGCGGTTGGTAGTGTCGTCAGCATGGGATCGCCCTATGTTGATTTCCAGTGCATCAAGGTTACCGATCATTCGAGTTGCACCAAGTCCGGGGGCGCTAACGCTTACCCCAGCGGATGTGCCACCAACGCGCCCCTTGATGACTTCGCTTCAAACGGAATCCAGACCGGCACCGGCACATCGAATGTCCTGTTCCAGGATGTCTATGTGCACGGCCTGGTGGGTGCCGGGTTTTCCGGTCCCATCGGAGGGCCTGTAACGCTCACCCGCGTGATATCGAACTTCAACGCCTTCGCCGGATGGAACTTTGACAATGGAGTGGACACGCCCGACGGGCCTGGCTCGTCGCTCACGCTGAATTACCTGACGATGGTCGGGAACGGGTGCAACGAAGAGTACCCCATCGTGCATACGGCCTTTCCCGCCGCCTCGTGCTACGACCTCTCCAGCGGTGGATTCGGCGATGCTCTCAGCGGACAGGATACCGAACTGGACGCGCTGACCTGCAACCATTGTGATTTTCACTGGAATACCAAAGACGGGTTCATCGGGCCGCACACCAAGATCAAGAACCTGACCATCACTCAGTCAACGTCGTACGGCAACATGGGCCAGCAGTGGAAATGGAACACTACCACCGGCGCGACGGTCATCTTCACAAACAACTACGCAGGCAATAATTGCTTCCGTCAGTCCCAAGCCCTTCCCGGCGCAGTTTCAAGCTTCTGGATGGGCTCCAACAATCCGGGTGCATTTCTTTCCGCCGCTTGCCGTGCGTCGGGCGATGCCTTCAACGTCCAGACTGATGCAGGTTCTACGAACCTATTCGCTGGAAACACGATCATGGGTGTGTCTAACGTTGCTATAGATTTCGGATGCGGGGAACCAAATAACTGTACTGGCGTTCCGATCACGTTCACCGACAACGTGTTCCTCGGATACTTTGACAGCAACTACAGCAGTCATCTCCCCACGCCCTACTACACAGCCAGCGATGCAACCCTGGCGATCAGCTCTGACCACAATCTTTACTACAACATCAACGGGCCTTGCCCTACAGGCGTGGGGGAAGTCTGCGTCTCTCCTCAGCTCGCGGGCCAGCCCGCATCGCCGTTCTCGGCGGAGTCGGACCTCGACGCCTTCAATTTCAACCCGGCATCCGGATCTCCGCTGATTGGCGCGGGCGTGCCCTTGCCTTCGCTGTCGGTCGACTACTACGGCGCGGCCCGATCTCCCTCACCGACAATTGGAGCCGTTGAGGTTGCGTCTTCGACCGCCCAGCCGCCACCCCCACCGCCTCCACCTCCGCCACCCACCTCGACATGGTTTTTTGCTACACCGCAGATTGTTGACGGCAGTGTAGTGACGTTCACATCCACAGCCACCGTGCGCTACGGGCAGGACGCGTCGACATGCCTGGCTAGTTTCATGAGCTGCGTTGCGGGCCAACCTTCCCCTGCATGCTGGTTGCCTTCGGTGACGATTACCGCAACGACCATAGCAGTGGGAACGGCATGGGCTGGATCAGACCCCTGCCCTGGCGTCATGAAGCAGCTTGAGATCCAGCAGGTAGCCAGTGTCCAGACGGTGAAGATGGTCAGCAATGGAGTTACGTCTACGGTGACGGTGCCCGCTCTTGCCGGAACAGCACCTCCACCGCCCCCACCGGTTCCAGTCGCCCCAACGATCACATGGAGCAACCCGGCCTCGATCGTCTCTGGAACGGCGCTCTCTTCGACCCAGATGAACGCCACTGCATCGACGCCTGGAACGTTTGTCTACACGCCCGCGCTGGGGACGGTGATGGCGACGGCCGGAACGGCGAATCTATCCGTTGCCTTCACTCCAACCGATACCGTCCATTTCACCAGCGCAACCGGGTCAGCATCGCTTTTGGTGACCGCGCCTGTCGTGCTGCCGAAGGCCTTCACCTTCACCAAAACCTTCACCTGCACGCCTGCGGCATCGGGTTCCACAGTCGTTTGGACCTGTAAATAAGGGACAACAGAAAAGGCTCCCGAAGGAGCCTATCTGAACACTCGCGGCGGTGGCATGGTTTACGTGCCTGCTCCGCACTGGCGTCAGTCAAGTCCGTGTCGAGACTCCCGAATTACGCCGCCGCACCCACAGACTACCACCAAATAAGAGGACAACTCATGGCAAGCCCACAGCAGATAGCAGCGCTGGCGCAGGTCTACGCGTCAGCGCAACAGTCCGGTTGCCTCTTCCCTCAAGCGCAGGCCTGCGAAGTGATGGTGGAGACCACGTGGGGAACATCCCAACTCTTCCGCGAGGATTGGAACGGCTTCGGCATGAAGCAGCATCAGCACCCAATCTTCGGCACAGTGAACCTCCCGACAAAGGAATTCCTCAACGGTAAGTGGGTCGTGCAGCATGATGACTTTGTGAAATATCCAACGATGGCGGATTGCTTTGCCGATCGCATGAACACTTTGCGAGCGCTGGCACCGCACTACCCGCACTATGCCGCCGCTCTTGTCGCAACCAACCCGGAAGATTTTCTAACTCAGGTCTCGCGCACATGGTCGACGGGACCAACGCGCGGCGCTGAGTGCATTGCAATCCTGCACGCTCATTCAGATGTTTTTATGCCGGGGGAGACCAATGTCAAGACGAGTTCCGAGTGAGCAGTGTGAGGACGAAGCGATGGAGCCTCGAGTGAGAACGCTTGAAGTCAATTATGCGGCGATGGCGCAGCAGGTCGACAGCCTTTTTGACAACGGGCATCCGGGGTTGCTGTCGCAGATTCGCAACGCGCTCATAGAGAAGATTGAGTTCTATTTCGCGCCGGTATCGGAGTTTATCAAGGACGAACCAAGGCGCAAAGCGCATATCGAAAATAACGCTCATCAGGCGGTAGTAGACGCGAAGGAGTTGGCGTTGAATGCCGTGGCTGAAGCGAAGACGATGGCCAAAGAAGCTCTCCAAGATGCGGAGAGAGAGCAGAACCGGATGCACCTAGAGAACCGAAGGACATCCGAGAAGACTGAATCTGAAGTCGGCCACCTAAGAGAATCATTTTCCCGGCATGAGAAGTTCGTGCAGCGTGGTATTGGCGTGGTCATCTTCATCAATATCGTTGTGCTTGTTGGAGGGTTCGGCATAGCAGCGTTGACCTTTATCGGTGGCATGGCATGGTGGGTATTTACGCACATCCCGATAACAAAATGACAAACGAAGAGAAGTTTGTGCTGTGCTTTGTCCTCGTGCTTCTGCTTGGCGGGAAGTGGTTCTTTGGACCGCAGAAATGCAGTGCGTGCGACGGTCGTGGGATGTACGGCGGATATCAGTGTCAGGGGTGCGGTGGAAGAGGGTTTCGACAGTAAGCGAGGAAAACAATGGACAACTTTACAGCGTGGGTGGACCACCACGGATTTTTGGTCATTCTGCTTTGCTTCATCTTCGCGACCGTCATGTCGTCGGCACCGAAAGAAACCCCGAAATGGTGGGGGTTCTGGAAGACGTGGATGTTCAATGCGTTTCAGGCACTCGGCGCGAACGCGGGTAACTATGCAAAGGCCAACCCGGTTATCCAAAAACTCCAGGCATCCGAGACCTCGATTGCGCCCGACGGCACCAAGGTCCAAACCGATACCACCATCAACAGCACCGTAACGCCGGCAGTGCCGGACCCTACCCAACCCTCGGCGAAGTAGCCGCGGGGACAACCCAAGGAGCAAACAATGAAGCGAGCTTTTCTAGCCTTAGTAGCCAGTCTGTGCATCCTGCCAGTGATGGTTGGCTGCGCGAAACAAGTCCACGCACCTCTCCCAGCAATGGCAGTGGACCAGATCGACGCGGACGCCAACTCGATCCTCCAACCAGCCCACGCGTTCGCAGCGGCCCTGACGAAAGCAGTGCTCTCGACCGACCCGCAAGTCCATATCGAACTGACACCGACACAGAAGTCCGTTCTGGTCGCGCTGAACAAGGCGCTCAACTTCGCGGACCCGCTGGAGCAGGCTTACCACGCGCTCCCAACCTCCAACACTGCCAGCCAGCTGCAGGCGGCGGCGGCGAAGGTCTACACGGCATTCTCCGCTGCTCAAGCGGCCATCCCAGTAACAGGAAAGTAGGCAACCCCTTGGAAATCGCATCCATCATTCAACTCCTTCTGCCCATCATCACCTCCGGCCTCGGCGTCGCTGGCGTCATCCCTCCCAGCCTCACCGGTCTCGTCGGCACGTCCGCGGCGACGGTCGCAACGCTCATCTCTCAGCTGGTTTCGGGTAACAAGACTGTGACCGCCGATGCGCTGGCTGGATTGCAGGCGGTCCTCTCTGAGATTGCCGCGCTCAAAACTGCAGGCGTCCTCTTCACCCTCAACCAGGCGAATGAGATCAATGCACTCGACTCCGGCATCTCGGACGCTATCACGGCTTATCAGGATTCACTGGTGAAGACCGATCCGAGCAACCTCACACCACTGCCCACCAGCCTGTAGTTTTCAACTCGGAGGGGCAATGGCAGACCTAACCATCCGTTTCATCTTTGAACCCGATTTCGTCTCTCGCCTGATTGGGTGGGAGACGAATTCTCTTTGGTGCCACACGGAAGCCCTTAGTCGCGATGGTCAATCGTGGATCGGGGCGCATGCTGGTACCGGGGTGCAGCCCCGGCCGCTGAATTACTGCAAGCCGACACGGGAACGCCAGTACGCGATTCCAGTGTTAGATCGAGCGGCTGATGCTGCTTATACGTGGTTGGAAAGCAAGCTTGGGACTCCCTACAACTACGCAGACATTCTCGGTTTGACCCTGCATGCCCGGATTGGAGTTTCCGAGCACGAGGTTATCTGCTCGGCTCTGATGCTCCAATTCATGCAGCAATCAGGGCTGGAGCCTCTGAACTGTCTTCCGCAATACTCTTCGCTCATTACACCGGAGACGTTGCACCTGAGCCCGCTGTTCATCGGGAAGTGTACCTACAAAACAGACTAGGAGAGGAGGTCGCGGAGAATCGCCAGAGCCAACGGAGCCCATCGCTATCAGGCGGTGGGCTTTTGTTGTTTAAGCTCAGAATCGAACCACGCCCCAAAAAAATCAGGATTCTTTTCGGGAGGATGCGCGGCCCAAGCCTTGATCAGCGGGATTGCCTCTTCGATGGAATCAAAGACACTCGTCAGGATTGTCCGAGTGCCCGCGTCTTGACAGTCAATGAGAACGTGACCCTTTCCGCCCCTGGGATGCAAAACGATGACCGAACGGTTGGCATGATAAAGCAAATCACTGCATTCTTTCTGCTCACGAAGCATCGCTTGAAACTCTGGATCCAATCTCTTCATGCTGTTCTCCAATCTCAGGCGTCTCGATCAACGTATCTCCATCATCGGCCAATTCGTAATGCACGCCGTCTATCCAGATGTTCTCTATCGATGAGATGCCGGGCATACTTCCGAGTTCCAAATCGCTGAGCTTCATTTACCCAACCTCATGTTCTTCGATTTCTCGCCACTCATGTTGAGTTTCATTTGTAAACTCAGCTACCCATGCGTCGGCCTTCTCCTTGCTATCGAACACGCGAGTCTCGCCAATTTCACCTTCAAACGATATGTAATGGTTGCAGACCCAAACCTTCACGCGCTACTCCTTTGCGTCCAGAGCGGCGAGGATGCGGTCGGCCAGCAATTCGCGGATGATGGCCAGTCGCGAATCTCTCATCGCGCCTAGAATTTTCTCCCGCCTTGGGTCTACCGGCTTGGGGATGAGGGAGGCGTTGCGGCGACGCACGAACACAACCATTTGCGCTTGTACCGCCACTCCCACTGGGTTAATATGCTTGGTCTCTTGCCAGCATTCCGTCGCCTCCTTTCTTGTCGGCTCATCCCACGGCATCTGCAGGAAGGGAGCGGCGGCAAGGGCCTGGCTGAGGTAAATTTGCTTCTCAAGGCTTCCGATCTCCCGCCATTGCTTTGATTGTGGGCTCGATGCAAACATCGCCTTCGATGCTGCTACCAGTTGTTCGTCAGCAAGGTTCATTTGGCTCTCCAGTCCTTTTCGGTTAGACAGAACTCGTCGAAGGGAACGCGAAGCAATGCAATGGCAAACCACAACCACCATGCTCTATAAATTAGGCGACTTTTGAAAACACCCGGCATCGACTGGAACGGACCGCCTACCTCGAAAACGATTCGTCACTTATTCTCCTCACTTTCTCGCTCCGCTACAGTACCACTAACCCAGGAGGTTTTATTTCACCGGTATACCTCGTGGTAGGCATCGAAGGATGATTGCTTCGCCCTCGGCGGGGTGTCGTCCTCCCATTTCAGGATGCGCCCCTTGTAGGTGCAGATGCAGGTCTTCGTCTCGCCCTGCCGATTCTTCGCGAAGATCATGTGACCCTGGCCCTTGAGTGCCTCGTCGGACTTGTCGAAGAGTTCCGGCCGGTGCAGGAATGCCACGATGTCCGCGTGATTCTTCACCTTCCCTGACCCTGCAATGTCCGTAATCTTCGGGGTTGGGTCGGTACGCTTCGCCGCCTCCTGCGTCAACTGGACAAGCAAAACGACTGGGACGCCTAGTTCTTTGGCCATCTTCTTCGCTGCTTTCGCCTGACGGCCGATTATCTCCTCTGGATTGACGCCCCTCTCGTAGACGTCCGTGTTTTCGGTGTGGCTCAACTGGTCGATAACTACAAAGTCGAGGCCGGTGGGATGGCCTTCGGCAAGCTTCTGGCGCTTCAGTTTGGCGCACTTCGCCTTGATGCGCGTCATGGTCATCTCTGGCGTCTCATCGAGGTACAGCGGGGCTGCTGCGAGCTGGGCGCGGCACTCCAGAATGAGAGACTGGTCGCGTGGGCCAAGGTTCCCGTCTCGGATGGCGCGGTGGTCTACCTCGGTGGCTGCGGAGATCATTCTTCGAACGGCGGCTCCCCGGCCATCCTCAAGAGGGAAGTAGGCGGTAACCTTTCCGAGGACGACCGACGTGTAATAGACGGCATTGCAGGCCCACGCCGTCTTGCCAGAACTTGCCATGGCTGCCAGTACGATCAACTCCCCCGGCTGCAGTCCCCCTGTCACGTCATCCCACTGTGTCCAGCCCAGCATCAGGCCGCCAGTGGTCGCCATGGCCTCCAGTGCCTCTGAGTCGTCCCCCTGGGTGGCGAGGTAGGTGCCGACGCTCTCCATGTCCGTGTCGGGGTGCTGCTCTGCCAACTCACGGAAGTCTTCGATAGCCCGTTCGATGACGACCTGGGCCTCTTCCTGCCCGTCGCTCGCCTCTTCTGCTGCTCTCTCTGCCAGATTGATGAGCGACCGCGCCCGTGACTTGTCTCGCACGATGCGGACGTAGCTTTCAATGCTGAGCTTTCGAGGAAGACCTTCACTTAGGGAAGCGATATAGGACAGGCCCCCAACGGAGTCGAGTTCCTTCTTCCGCTTCAACTCATCCGTGAGGGTTACGATGTCGATGGGCTGTGAGAGCTTCGCTAGGCGCTCCATCGCGGCAAAGATGCGCCGGTGACTGTCAAGAGAAAAGTCGCTTGCCACCAGGAGGTCGAGGGCATCCTGCACGCTCTCCGGTGCCACCAGCATGGCCCCAAGGATCGTTATCTCAGCATGGATGGATGTGGGGCGGTTTAGCTCGGGGGCAGCATTCATTTACTTGAGCCCCTCACGGCATTTTGTAGTACGAGTGGGTGCTTTTGCCTTTCGACAACATGAGGGAATTGAGAGCAGGCCCAGTCAAAAGCATCTTGAGCCTCTGGGTATCCGAAACCTCGGACATAGAAACCGGAGTTGCACGCGCCGCGCTTATCAACTGAGCGGTCCCACCAGTAGAAGGCGTACCAAAATGCGTCGCGCCCTCCGCTCGTCCAATAAACCTTCCCGGAAGGAATGTCTGGCACTTTCCCATTGTTGAGAAGTGTTCCATCCATGATGGATTCATCCCACGGAAGATCACTGGGCCATCCATGATTCTTCCAGACCGTACTACCTCTGACATCGTGCAAATAATGTCCCGCCGAATCCCAGCATCCGAAATACAAAGCCTTTTTACCTAGCGTCCTGCCAGCTTCTACGGCCTCTTCCAAAGTGGTCATGAAATCTTCTTTCTAAAATTGGTGGCGGCGAGTGGATTGGACCCGCCGCCAGGGTGAGCTACAGTTTGCTGAGTTTGATCGTGGCAGCGCGGACGGCCTTCGCTTCCTTGTCCTTCTTTGAGGTGCGCTCCTCCGCTGCATCGACGACCGCAGAGTTGCCAGCATCTTCCGGACCAGCGGCATCAATGGCAATCGTTCCGTCAACCGAGCCGAAGTGTTTGGCGATGTTCGCCTCAGACTCATCCGCTGGAACGAACACGACTTCACCAGCAAGCGGCAAATCCTGCTGGCGCTCTGCCTCCGTGAATGCCCGCGTTTTGATCACATCTCCGGTGTCGATGCGGATGTAGGAGACTTCGTTGACGTTCGGCTTGTCCCACTCCAAACGGCATTCCACGTTTTTCATGGTGAAGCCGTTGGCAAGTTCGCGAGACAGGCGCGATACGGTTGCCTCCACCTGCGACTTCTTCTCTTTGAGTTGGGCCTTGATTACCGTCTCTTCATCGGTAATGTCTTCCATGCGGTTGTGGCCTTGCGCCAGTTCGTCGCCCATCTTCAGGCGCTCATCCGGCGTGAAGGTGTGGCGGATGTACTCGGTAGACTTCTCAATTCGTTTGGGCACTGTTTTATTTCTCCGATCTGGTGAGAGGTGCGTGGGGTGTTAGCGAGGGCGTATCGCAATCAGGAGTACGAGCAGTGCCGCGAGAAATAGCAGCACTGCCGCATGCACGCCCATTTAGCGAGCGTCCAGAATCGGTTGAGATTTGCTGCCGTTAGAGATGAAGGTGCACTTAGCCCCAGACTTGCAAACGTCGTGGATCATGTTGATGTTTTCCAGCGTTAGGTACTGATCTGGACTCATCTGCATGGCGTTCCTGAAGGCATTGTCCGCCTCGGCGCGAGACGTTTCCGCAGCTTTGCGCGCGTCCTCGGCCAGCTTCTTTTGACCTTCCGTGAGAATGCGCTGTTGCTGCGCAGCGGTTTCGATACGCTGATTCTTGATGGAGTCTGGTGGATTTGCGCGGCCTACCGTGACGGCAATCAGTTTTACGGGCATGTTGATATCCTTGAAATACTTCTCCATGCCCTGTGCAACATTGTTGTCGATGTCCTCAATCGCTGTTGGCTGGATAGCGGTCTCGTTCATTCCGTGCTGACGAACCTGCTGGCGGATCAGATTGAAAAACTGGCGTTCAACGTTCTGGTCATACCAGCCTTCGCCAAAACGCTTGATGACATCAACGCTGTCTAAAACTTGCACACGAATCACCGCATCGAAACCCAGCGGAACTCCATCGCTAGTCATGATGTCGTCAGCTTTTACGTGCGCCTGAATCGGTTGCATGCTGACATAAATAACGTCGGTCGACCATGCAACGTACTCCTGTCCTGTCCTAACCGGAACATTGTCGATGCCCCCGTGTCCGAAAACCCACGGCTTCTCAACCAGCACGGCTTCATATCCTGCATTGGGCGTAGCGGTACTGCAGCCCGTCAAAACCAAGACGGTTGCGGTCAGCATGGCAAAAACAATTCGCTTCATCGTTCTTCTCCAGTACGGCGGTGATAGGTGCGCTGTGGTTTTAGAAATCTTCCTGTAAGGCAAGGACTCCGGTAGTTGGTAACTGTGGCTTCGCTTCTGGCTTAGGCTTGCCATGAAACCCTCTGAGCCGCTGCGAGATTCCATGCGTTCGCAGGCAGGCGTGAAAGATCGATCGATCTTTTGGGTCGTCCCACTTCTCAACTGCAGCCATGACCGCGATGAAGAACTCGTAAGAGAGATTGCCTTTTTCCCGGTTGCACATTTCGCAAACCGCAAAGAGATTGTCGAGTGTGTGCGTACCGCCGCGGGCCGCAGGAACCTTGTGGTCCCACACATAATTTGCAAGGGTGATGAGGTTCGCCGGCCGCCCGATCTCCCGACAGTAAGGACACTGCTTTACGCCCTCGCCTACCTGACGGAGCGCGTGTTGCCAAAGATCTTGTGTTGAGAATGGGAGCTTGTCGATGCCAGGGCGCTTGATCTTACCCTCGCGCTTGCCCGACTTCCACTTCACCGGCTTCGCGCGTTGCAGGATGCTGTACCGCGCTTTGCTGCACCGGTCTCTTAGGGCGGATTCATTTAGGAGCATAGCCGTACCTCGGGTAAAGACTTGGGTGACACCGGAGTACGGATCGTCGAAACTACCGATCTTGCTATACCTGCGTTAGGGAGTTACTTCGAGGAGTTGCTGTTGCTGCAAATCTACTGTACCGCCTGAGAGGGTGCGGTCCTCGTCGAAAACTAGGACTGGATCAGAGAATCTCCCATAGTCCTCTTCATCCATACAGCAGTTTTCAGCGTCTAGCGGCGGCAATTCCTGTTCTACTGAAATCCATTCGCTCATGGTGCTCTCCCTTGCTACTTAGTTCGCCATGGTGCGATCTTCAATTGGTTGCGCTGACGAGCCACAGATTCTTCGTGCCGCTTCTGGTGCTCCCTGCGTTCAGATTCAATACGACAGTCAGGGCATGGATGCAGCTTGCGATGCTTGTCGCATACGTCCCAATCTTCATAGTCGTAAATGCTCACACTGTCTCCCTTGCTACTTAGTTGATGATGGGGGTCATACAGTTCTAGGCCTTCTTGAATCATGTGAGGCGTCCATACGGCTGCTGACTGGTACGCTTCGATGCGGTTTGCCAACACTAGACCGCGTGTTGCCTTGTTCGTTGGCGCATAGGTGCCTCGCCATCGCGTATCCAGGCCAACGTTACGCGCTACATTCGTGCTGTCTGCACTTGCGAAGGGGAATGCACCGAACACATCAGGATCGAGCATACGGAGGCCATGTAGCTTCACGTATGGCCTGCCGTGGCAGTCGCAGACCGCTTTCATGGCCTCAGCCATACGACTCCACCAGCGGCTTGTCTTGATGGTTGCGAACTCGCCAGAGCTCCCGATTGCAATACGATCGAATCCCATCTCCATCAGCCTGTCGATGCGGGTAATGGACTCGTGTAGGTGCCAGATAGGGACGCCCGATTTGACTTCCCGAAACTCAAATATGAGGTTGTCATTGTCGTGTTCGTCGCCATCGATCACATCTGGAATTAGGAACCAATCGCAGGCGGGATGCCTCGCCCATTCATCGATCCATCCACGGAACGGTAGCCAATCTGTAATCGGTTTGCCTGAACGCCACGCAGAGAAAGCTCCGTTGTCTAGCGCGAACGACTGGCACACCTCAGCCACTAACGGCAACTGATCAGGGTGCGCAAAGGACACCATCGCGTGTCGCCCTGCGAAAACCGAGGCCGCTGCTGATTCAGGCGTAAGAGGCGTGCCGTGGTAGTGAATCACTTGCTCTCCATGTTGGACTTGCAGTAATGGCAATGTGGCTTTTCGGCGGCGGCGCATGAGCACAAAGTTCTACAATTGCAGCGAGCCGTCTCCTCTCCTGCATTTGTAGCTACGGGTGCTGCAAGTAGGGCGTCAGCCTTGATGCAGACCCCACACCTTCCCTCTATTTCGCATTGATAGCACTGAGTTCGGTATGACTCCACAACCTGCCGCAG